CTAACACGGTCTAATATATATCTAATTGTAAGTTTATCTACAATACCGAGATTAGTTATTTTCATAGAGTCAAAGTAAAAAAAAATCCTATACAAATTAATGCATAGGATTTTATATATAATTAGTTAGTTAGATTACTCTGGAAATACCATATCTCCAGCCGCACCCATATCCATACCAGTACCGAATACGCCAGCACCACCAAATCCTTGGTCTCTAGCACCTCCAGTAGCTGGTTTAGCATCAGCTTTGTTTACAATGGTATCTTTTTTGTTAATACCTAATTCACAAACTGTTTGAATAGTACCTTCTTTTCCTTTAGCATAGGCTCTTTGAACAAAATTAGGAAACATAGGTGGAGCAAGTCTACCATTAAAGTAAACAAGTTTAAGATAAACAGGTACTTGAGTATAAGCTTTAACTTTAACTACTTTAGTAGCTTCTGCACCTTTAGCAGGGTTTTCTACTTTAATAGTTTTATCGTTAGTAACTTTATTGAAAGCATTAGCTACATTTTTAAATAATTCTTCAAAACTTGTACCAGCAAAATCAGCTTCTTCAAATTTATCAGCACCAATTATTTCTTCAAATACATGTTTAATACTTTTTTGCATACCTTCTAGTCTAACATCAAAGCTATCACTTTCAGGGTCAAGAGGAAAATATTTATCAGTAATTTTCTTTTCCGAATTAACAGTATCTTTATAAACAAAATTAAGTACAGGAGAAAAACTTTCTTCTTGTGTTTGTTTATCTACCATTTTTTGAGCAGGGTCAAATTCAACTTTTTCCAATAAGGCAATTGGGAATTTATGAGATTTGAAATGTTGTGTAGGTTTATCAATTGCAATAGGTGGGTCAATTGGAATACCAGCTTTAGCAACTAAGTCTTTTTTAATACCTAAATTTAATGACATAATAATTTACTTTTTTTAATTAATAATAAAGGGTTAAATAGGGAATAATTATAAACACAAAAAATAGGGATAATTACTTATCCCTATTCTTTATTTAATTGATTTGAAGATTATACTTCTTCTTCCTCAAATTCTTCTTCTTGAAGAGAAGCAGCAATATCAGCATCATCAGCGATAACAGCACCTTCTACAGTTTCTCCGTCAGCTTTTGGTTTGCGGCTATTTACTGCACGAGTTTTTTCTACTGTAATTTGGAAAACTTCTCCATTTTTAAATTCACCATTAGGTAGTGGGTAATCCATTACTCCAATAGATTCAATGTTTAATACTAATTCATGTTCTGTAGAACCACCTAACATTTTCCAAGTAGCAGAAGATGTAAATGATAATACTTTAGAACCTTCAGCAGTAGTTCTAACAATAGCCCCACTCATAGGGTCTTCTTCTGAAAACAAAGTAGTGTTACGAGAACCAGTTTGTGGTGTACCGTCTTCGTTTCTAAGAATAGTACCATTATGACCTTTAGCTAAGAAAGCTTCTACTTCTTGAGTCTCTTCATTAACATCAGAGAAAATTGAGATAGCATCATAATCTTTAATATCTAATATAGCAGCTACTTTTGGTGGTACTCTAAAACCTCCTACAATTGAAGTAGCAATAAGGTTAGTAGAAAATTCGTCTTTTTGAGTTCTTGTGTTAACTAACGGCTTGAAATTAAAATTTCTCATAATAATAAATAATTAATAATTAATAAATTGATTGTTTTTTGTTACAGTGGGTGGAGCTGTAACTTCTCCTTATTTATACCTCTTCGTGTGAGGTGTCAATTATTGTTTCTTCTAGGTCTTCATTAATAGTGAAGTCTTTACCAAACTCCATAGCTAATTCATTAATACCATACATTCCTTGTACTATATCAGAAGCTATTTCTGATGAACCTAATGTAAAGGCTCTAGCTTTAAGTAAACTTCTAGTGTATTTCTTCCATACATCCTTTTCTGCAAGTCCGGCTTGTTCTCCTTCACTAAGTTTATATGAAATTGTAACTTTTTTAACCTTGATTTCATTAGTTATTGGCATTCTCATTGCTCTTTCAAAATAATAAGTAGTTTGTCTATCTATTATAATAGGAGAAACTTGAAAACCTTCAACTTTTGTAGAAGTAGTAGTACCCATAGGTACAAAACCTTTTTCAGTTTTAAGTCCATAAGCATATACAGGAACAAAATCTTCTTGTAATTCAAAATATACACCAGCATTAGTTAATAAAGCTTTATGTAAATGAACTGACATTCCTGTTTTACCATTAATAGCAAATATATTATTAACAGATACTCCATAAGGTAAACCCAGTTCTTTACCTCTTATTAAGACTAAAATAACATCAGCTTCTCTTTTAAAACTAGATACACCACTTTTAACAACTTCTTTAGCGAAGTAGCGCATTTTCTCTAATTCTATAACCTCAACACTATTTAGAATTTTCTCTTCTTGGGCTATTAATGCAATAGATTTGGATTCAGTTGGTTTAGATTCTGTAGTAACATCGTTACTAGCATTATCCTCTTCCGTAAGAACTTCTGTAAATTCAGTATAATTTTCATTAGTAGTACTTAAAGTTTGTTCTCCTGAATCCTTATCTATGCCCCCTTTTTTATCCTCTAAATTACTGTCTTTAATTTCAGTATTTTTAAGAACTTCTTTATTATCTTTCATAATAACAGCTTTTGTATTAATGTGTGATTACCTTTTTGTTATAAAGTATTGCCCGTTCATATATTAACACAGTACAAATATATAAAACTTTAGCATTACTTCCAAATCTTTAAGCATATTTCTTTTAATATTAGATTTATTTATACATTCAATAGTAAACTATTCTGTTGTTTTAAGTTCAGATTGAGATATATTAATTAATTTTCCTTTTGTGAGTTCATTACGAAACCACAGTTGCCCGATATTTAATCCTCGATTCTTTAATATACTTACATTCAAAATATCCCAAATAACGTACCGTTTTGACGTATAAAGCTTTATTCCAATAAGTTCTGGAATTAAAGTTGTCATTACTGTATCACACGCATTATATATTTGAGCTTGTGCATATATATCAGATTTCATAGGATAATGAAGAGCCGAGTTTTTAATTCTTTCCATACTTTCAATATTACCATTAAATTGACCTACAAGTATTACTAACATACCCATCTTTTTTAATCTAATAGATAATTTCCCTAATGATGACATCATAGATAATACATCTTCTTTCCCCATAGCATCCAATAATAAAGAGTGGTCTAAAGCTACTATAAATTTAGGTCTATGTTGTACGCCCTTACTATCAATATAATTATCATCTAATCCATATCTGTTTTTATAATCAATAATAACAGCTTGAATACAGGCAAATAATTGAGGAACAGTACATGGGTCTTCAAAATAGTAATAATTAGGATTATCTTCTTCTTTATACTTATTTTTCAGTTTTTCTACAATACTATCATCAACTTCATTATACTTACCAGTACTGTCATTAAATTCTACTCCAAGTAAATGAGAATAACTTACCCCTAATTCACTTGAGGCTTCTCTTAATATTTCATCAGCAGGTAACATTTCAAAACAAAAATGAATAGTAATAACAGTAAAAGGTTGAGAATTAGTATTTGAAACTCCTAAATTATTATTAATAGCAGGGTTATTAAAATCCATAAGTAAATCATTTAATAATTTAGATTTACCATGTCCAGATGGTCCAGCAATAAGAACAATTTTAGCAAATGAAAAGCCTTTACCCATAGCTATATTAAGATATGGATACCGAGTTAACATAGTAGTTTTTATTTTTGATTTACCTCGTACAATAACTTTTAAAGCTTCATTTTTAGCTTCTAATCGTTTCTTAAATTTAGGTATATATTTTTCTGCCATATTAACCAAATGATTTATCTTGTTTAGCTTCGTGAGTATCATCAATAACAGTTTTTCGTTTTTTACGAATAGCTATCCAATATTTACTTTGCACAAACTTTAATATACTTAAATTAAGCATATTATTAGTTTTAGCATATTTAATATCTTTAAGAACTTCTTCATGTTCTTCAATACTATTCATAATAGCTTCATCATATAAATGAGCAACTTGAATTAAATCAACGGCAGTTAAAGGAACAATTGTACCATTTATTTCAGTAGTACCAGGATATATAGCAAAAAGTTCTTCTGCTATCATAATTTTATCACAAAATATAGTTTTAAATGCTACACTAACTTGTAAATTTTCTCCTGTTTTTTCTAACCACCCTCTATTAATTAAATCATCTACCCAAATTTTACCTATCATTGTACCATCATCAGCAGGAAAAGTTTGTCTATACTTTAGGATTAAATCCATTCTCTTTTTATATGCTAAATATAACAATAGAAATTGTCCTTGTGTTAGCTTATTTTCGCAAATAAAATTTACGTATCTTTCTTCTAATAACATCTATATATCATTTATATTAAAATAATTAGGTTGAGGTCTATAAGATATATCCTCAATGTTATCTACATAAACAGGAACAGTATTATTCTCTTCTTGTCTTTTACGTAGCCATACCTCATCTTGTGTATTTTTAATATATAGATTAACATTTAAAACAGGGTCATCACTTGTATCTTCTTTTCTACCGATACGAGCTTTTCTTTGTGTTTCTTGGTCAATACTAGATGTACCAGATGCAATTATGGAAAATCTTAAATCAGGAATATTAAGTCCTTTATCTAAGGATTTAGTTGTAGAAAGTACGTCTATAGTACCATTAATAAGTCCGTCTATAGCTTCACGTTTTAATCTTACTGCCCCAAATTTAATAAGTTTACCTGTTTTACCAGGTTTCATTACAAATTTAAGTTTAGAATGAAATACAGCATTAGCTATTTTAGCTTCTGTTAATAATACTCCTACTTTATCAGCAAATTTAGTTGATTCACTAAATACAATTGTTTTAGTTTTAGGAAACTTTTTGATTAACTTAATAGTAGTACGTTGTTTAACTTCAGCATCAGCTAATAATTTTTTTCTACGGTTTACTATTTGTAATAATAAATTAGCATTACTAATAAAAGAAGATGGATTAAATTTTCTATCTATCTCTTTATGTTCAGGAATGTTTAAATCTAATTTATTACTCCAACCTTTTTGTACTGCTAAAGCCATAGCCCATTGTCCACTTTGATATTTTATTCCATCTCTAGGATTAATACCGCCATAACATATATACTCAGCTTTTTTAAGATTATTATCAAATAGTGGCATTAGTTGATTAATAAGAGTACTATAATTTTCATAAACAGTTTGCTCTTTTGTATCTAAATCTAAACCTAAATTGTATTCAATCATTTCAGCAATAAAACCTTTTGATTTGGCTTCATATTCAGATAAAGTATCAAATATTGTAAAATATTTAAGAACATTTCTAAAATTAATATGATTTGTTGTACCTGTTAAACCTAAGAAAGCTTTATGTTGTATAATAGATTTATCTAATAAACATTGAGCATTTTCTGTGGTATATTCGTGTATCTCATCAATAATAAAAAGGCCTACATCACGATAAAAAATATTTTCATTTATTAATTGCTGTTTAGTTTTAACTAAAATTCTTTGTTTAAGATGAATTGGAAAAGATTCTATTAATTTAATCCATTGTTTATATATAATATCGTTTGGAACAGATATAATATAAGTGGATTTAATTATCTTTTCAAATCTTTCTATAGCAAGCATAGCTAAAAAAGTTTTACCTGTACCCGGATAATGGTCAGCAATACCACTATACCCATTTAAAGCCCATTTATCTAAAGCTTCTTGTTGTCTTTCTAGTCTTTTAGGGTCAATTTGTATCATAATGGTCTAATTCGTTAATAGGATAAAAATCATTATCATATAAATATGCAATTACCGCCGTCTTATCTTCTAAAGCTACAAATTTAATATCCTTAATTTGTCTAGGTAACATTTGCTTATAAGCTTTTTCTGGGTTAAGACTTCTATACTTAAAATTAACAGTAACTTTATCTCCAATCATAAATCTAGTACTAGAATGTTTAATAATATCATAATGATTAGGATATAAATTAGGTACTATATCAACAATATCAACTGTAGATTCAGATACATTAATAAAATCTTCAAAAGTTTCTAAATCACTTTCTTCAATTTTACTAGTAGAACTTAATATAACAAAAACTTTAGGATATAATTCTCTCTTTCTATAAGTTTTATAGTCTTTAAGAGTAGTAATTATTACTTTAGGTTTTACTACGCGTTTAGGTTTAATAATTACTTTTTTAACAGTAGCTTCTCCTTGTGCATTGGCACTTTCTAAACCTATGTCGGTTAAACTCTCTTCTATGGGCAAAGCTCTGCCTTTAGGAAAGGGTGTATTCGGGTTTATAAGAGATTTAAAATTCTTCTTTTGTTCCATATATTAATTACTTTACCCAATGTTGGGCTGTCACATGGTCAGCTTTAATTGTTACGTTATGTAAATAACGGTTAGCAACAGTTACCATAATATCATTTTTGGCTTCTGCAATATCTTTATAAAATTCACCTTTTTTAAATTTATGAGGTAAAAGTTTAGGGTCTATATTAGGATTAAATTCTAATAGTAAATCATCACTAACTTTATCTACAATTTCATCATGAATCCATAATAAAATTTTAGCTTTAAGTTTACGTTTACGATAGTAGGTTCCTAATACTACACTAGCTTCTTTAACAAAATCAGCTTGTGTACCTTGTATTCTAATGTTTCTAGCGGCCGATTCTTCTCCACTTATTTCTAAGAAATGAGTCTCTTTACTTATTTCTCCTTTAATTTGTTTAATAAGATTAGGAAACCAAGCTCTAGAATTAGTACGATAATTTAATATAACAAAACCTTGAGCAGCAGCAGCTGTACTAGCGGCTTTAACCATTCTAAATGTATCAGGCAATTCTTTCTCAATAGTTTGTATTACTATACTCCCTTCTTCTTTAGGAATATTAAGTGTGGCACCTGCTTTTTTTGGGTACATACCATAAATAGTACCAAATGTCATACCTTTAAATGATTTTCTATATCCAGGAGGGTTTTCTTTAGTAACTATAAAGTTTTTCCCTAAATCTACTAATTTTTCCCATTCACTTTGTAATGCTTCTTTAATACTACCAACAACTTTATTTAATTGTTTGTATATATTACCAGCCCTACGTTTGTAAATGTTTTTCCAACAGATAGTAGCCATATAGCTATGCATATCTATTTTAGAAAGATTAATAAGTTTAAAATCTTGAGCATGAGAAGCCATTACAATTAATTCAGCACCTTCATAATCATCTGTACCTAATTTAAAACCGGGAGGAGCAATAAAACAACTTCTATATTTAATATCAGCAGGAACATTTTGTGATTGAAATTTATCAGGTTCTCTTTTACCTCCACCTGATTGCATTCTACCTGTTTCAGCGTGACATTGTCTATAAATAGTATGCATTTTACCTGTAATAGGATTGATTTTATTAATATAGTTAAGACCGTAATTATTAATTTTAGTATTAACTTCACTAAATTTATCAAATAAAAGAATAAATTCTTTCATAATAGTATCAGGTTTATCTACTAAATATTTTTCAAAGCCTACAGTACTAACAGTATAATAATTTGAACCATTAACAATTTGTCCTTTATCAGTAATCATAGGGATACCATAACCACTTTCAATTGGTAAAGGTTGATTTAATCTACCAAATATACGAATTATTTCAGAAGGAGAATTATAATCAGGATTTAGATTACTATCTTCTTTATAATCTTTTTTATTGGTTAAAGCTTTAATAGTAGCAGGTTCACCAAATAAATCTAAAGTATTAGTGGTTTTATCACTATTAATTAGTATACTAGCTTGCGCAGGACGTCTAATTTCATTGTATTTTTTACCTCCTAATGTTAGTAATGGCGATAAACCTTTATACAGTTGTTTAGATGCAACAATATCTCGTATCCTACGAAGTTCTGCATCCATAGCTAATTGTAATTCAAATTTCTTAGCTATATTTTCATTTAAAATTTCAGTCCATTTTTCAACATCAAAATCTATTCCCTCATTTTCACTATCAGCTAATATAGATATTAAAGGAAATTCAATACCATAAATAAGAAATTCCATTTTGAACTGCTTAATTTTAGGACGTTGTACTTGTCTTATTTTAAGCGGGTCATTAAGGTCGTTAGCTAAATATTTAATATGATGGTATTCAACATTAAATGTAGTAGGGTTTTTATCTACAAATTCTAACCTAGTATCTTTATCTCTATATTCTTTAAGATATCTTTTAACAAGTTCTCCTAAGTTATTATATTGATAATACTTCATATATAGACGTTGCTCTGCAAGAATAACATCATATACACGAGTTAATAATAAATTATACTTAGCAAGTATAAACTTAATATCAAATTTAAGATTAGCACCACATAATACAATTTTATGTTTAATAATATGTTCGTAAAGAAATGTAAGATTAACATCATGAGCAAATATAAATTTATTAGCCATAGTACCTATACCTGTTAACATAATCTCATTAACATAAGGGTCTAAACCAGTAGTTTCTAAGTCAAAAGATTGAAGTTTTACTCGTCCTATTACATTATGGTACATTCTTTTACCATAAGCTTCATCTATAATAACCATATCTTCAAATTCTTTAATAGTATGATTAAGACGTTCTCTATAGTATTCTGGTTTATTAGTTACAAAATATATCATAAGTGTAAGTTAAAATGGTTGTCCTTCAACAGGGTAAATATGTTTTTCTAATTTATATAGAATATTAGTAACAGTTTTCATTCTAAGAGTTTGATGATTATCATCAGGGTAATCAAAGTGAAGATTACATAAAGCTTCTAAGAAAATAACTTGTCTATATTCTATATATTCTATAATTTTACTCATAAGGTAATCAAGAGGTACAGGACTATATAGTTGTTCAAATTTAACAGCTTTATCTTTAGTATGAAAAATTTCAAGTCCTATATAAGTATTAGGGTATTTAACTTTAATGTTAGCAATATAGTCTTTTGCAGTCATAACTAATTATCATAAAATAATAAAGTTTTACTTGTACGAGAAGCTGCAACATATAATAAACTACGTCTAGTAAAAGGATGAAAACACTTTTTAAAAGAAGGTATATAAATACCTACATTATTATATGTAGAACCTTGACTTTTATGAGTAGTTTGACAATAACCATAATCAAAGTCTTTTTTACATACTTTATCATTATAGTTATTAAATACTTCATAATTAACAAGAAGTTTGTTTTTAAATTCATAAAAAGGTTTCCAACTTCTAAATTGTACACCATTAGTATGACGTTGTACAAGTTCTATTTCAAAATCTATTTTACTATCAGGATGTAACATAGTTAAAATTTGACTATTACCTACAACAGTACATTCGTAAACTTTGTAATATTGTTTTAATACTTTAATTTCTTTAATTTGTACATCTTTAATAATATAATCTTCTGAATTTCTAATATGACTAGAATAATAAGGAGGAACATCTGTTTCCTCTCCTACTGTATTATAACCTTTAATTATATCCCCTGGAGCTATAAGTTCAACAGAAGGATTAAGTCTTTTTCTTAAAAACCCGTTTACAGCTGTAACTGTAGTATTATCAAAAGCTAATAATTTAGTATCATAAGGGTCTTGATGTGCTTCTTCACTCTTATAATGTTTAAGAATTTCTTCTATATATGCCGGACCTTTACGTAATAAATAACCTTCTCCTAATTCATTAAAAGTATCTTGTATTTTTAATACTTTTGGTAAAAAGAAATCAGTACCATTAATTACATCTTGGGTAGCAGTATAGATTAATTCATTAACAGGATTACTATCAGCTTGTCTAACAATTTCTGTTAAAGCAACTTGAGGATAATCTGTAAAAGTCGGACTTATTTTAAAGTCGGTTTTATTCTTCTCTACGGGCGGGAGTTGATATTTATCTCCTATGAATAATATCTTTACTTTGTATTCTTTAGAAAGCTTTTTAATTAAGTTATTAATATAACCTCCAATCATAGAACATTCATCTATTATAACTACGTTATATTTTGATATTCGTTCTTGACCTTGGGGCATAAACATAACATTAGTTGGGTCAAAGTCTTCCATATTAGTATTAGGTCGTAAACCTAATAAGGCTTGAATTGTTTCACCTGGATAACCTGTCATTCTATTAATAACAGTTTTTGCTTGGTGAGTTGGAGCAGAAACAGCAATTTGTCTTAAATTACTCTTTCTAATAATTTCTTTAACTGTTGTACTTTTACCACTACCAGCAGGACCAGTAAGAGTAATAATATCATTAGTTTCAAATTTATAAGGAGTATTAAGAAAATTTCCTACTACTTCAATGGCATTTAGTTGTCCACTAGTGAGAATCATAAATTCTATTTGTTATTAAGTTAATCTCGTCTAAAGGGAAACAAGTAAATCGAAGTCTTTGCCTACGTATAACTTCAGCTTTAAGACTTTCTCTTATATCCTTTCTACGTCTTTGTACTTGAAAATGTATTCTTTTATCTCTACATAAAGCTTCATAATATATAATAGCATTATTAAGATAAGCATTGGTCATTGTTGTAACATCAAGTTCTTGACCTTCTAAATTTATATACATAGTAATTAATTTAAGGATATAGTTGTAGATAGTAAATTTAGATTATGAAAATAAGTTAAAAGTAACTCTGTATCTACTTTATTAAAATCTTTATCTATTCCTTCTCTATATCTAGGATTAACGAGATTTCTAGCTATCATAGTATATTCAATCGGGTTTATAGAAGATATATATAAATGATTTACAGTTGCTAACATATTATATAAATATACTAACCTATCTGCATCAGGGTGTAGTTTTAGGTTAGTATATGTATTTTGCATATCCCATTTAATTACTAATATAAATAAAGCTTTAATTATCAAATCTTGTGGATTAGGTAATTGCTCTTGTGTAAAAGTTGTTAAATTCATACTAATAATATTAGGAATTAATAGGTATTACAGTTTCTCTTCTTCTATTTTAGCAAAAATAGTAGCTATATATATAGTAGCACATTTAGGGGCATCATATCCTTCAATAGGAAATGTGATAGGATTCATAGCAGAACGAGGAATCATAATAGTATCATTTACATTATATTCTACTATAATATCTTCATTTTTCTGATTTTTAGTCCAATATTGTCCTATACTTTTTACTACTTTAGCAAGTAAATAAGGGGCTCTATCTTTTTCTCTACTAACAATATCATCAGTTTTTATAACTGTACCTACCTGAGTATAAACTATAGGTTCTAAGATTTCAGCAATAAGTACATTTGGTTCTGTAATATTAATTTGTTCTAATTTAAGCATAATATTTAAGTATTTATTTGTGTTATTAATTAAGGTTATTTATAAATTATTTTTAATCCAATTATTTCCCCATTCATTTACTTCTTTCATTTCTTTAGGAGTAGGAGTTAAATTTCGTTCTGCAGCAAAAGATGATAAACCATACATAAAATTAAGTCTAATTTCTTCTCTATTCCAACTATCTTTTACTTTCTTAATAGTAATAGTATTGTCTTTAAGATTTACTTTTAATCTTGTTCTCCAAGTACTAGAAGCATTTTTTATACTTCTACCATCAGTATTGTAATTAATATGGTGATGATTATATTCTTCATATTCAACTAATACATCAGTAATAACTTCACCTTTATTATAAGATTCAATATATTTCTCAATGAATTGTTGTGATGGTTGAGGCAAGTTTTCTTCATAATAAGGACTACCTGGTTCATTATTATTAATGTGTTTAATAGTTAATGAACTATCTGTTGTAACTATGATTTTATTACATAAGGTATTATTTATTTCGTGTCCTTTTGTAGTTACTATTCTCCATCCATTTTTAATACTTTTACATTGATATACAATGTTATTATATATAAACCAATCATCTCCTTTTATTTTATCATCTAAAATAATATATAAATGTTGAGGATGTTTATGAACATATCGTTTAGATTCTAAAGATAATATGTTAATGGATAAATCATCTATCTCTAAAGTAGAATCTTCGTCTTGTGTTGGTAATATTACCACTTGTGCTCTTTTAAACTGATTCATATCATTTGTTTTTAAGATTATTAAGTTGTTAGTTATTGTATTGTTCTGCTTCTTCTATAGTATTAGGTAAAACGCCATTTTTATATGTACCTATCCTAGTAAATAAGTAATTAGTATTTTCTATACTTTTAGTTATAGCATCTTCTTTGAAAAAATCATAAACTTCTTCTTTTGTTAAGTCTTTTTCAATAATAGCATCAACAATAGTACTCCAAATAGAATACTTATCATCCTTCTGTTTTATTAATATACGTGCCATAATGTTATTTATTTAATTATTATTATTATTATACAAATTAGTTCCCCTATTGGGTCTGTAGATACTTGGTTATTTTCGAAAGAGATAAACATAAATGGTTATCATAATTGCTATCTATAAGGACTATGGTGACACCTTTAATTTATATAATAAGATAATAGGGTTGTGAACTATATACCACACTTAGCGAATTACTACTGTAATAAGACTCTATTATTCTATATCTACAAAACCTTTAGGAAAGTAATGTAAATCTTCTTCTTTAAATTCTTTGTGGTAATCAGTAAAGAACTTATCACCAAAATATTCAAAAGCTTTCTTTCTTCCTTCTTGTGCATCTTTTACTTTATATCTAGCAATAGTATCACAATCTAATGTTTTACCGTTAACTCTATGAGTATGTTTTTGTCCAAATGTAACGTAATGATTTACAAGTTGTATTTCTTCCTTAGGTTTACATTTATCACATAATCCATCATTATTTTGAAATTCTTCTGTAGTAATAGGTTTACCACAATGTTCACAATGTGCCATAATATTATATTTATTGTTGTTGTTGTATTAGCACCCTCTTTCTTATAACTTTCCAAGCTTCACAGGCTTACTTGTTGTTGCTTCATAGGCTAAACAAGTTTATAAGAGTAGGGTCACATAGTTAATAGGTCAATTGTCTTGTTCCGTAACTTTTCATTAACTACTTGCCGAGAACTCATTTGTGTAGGTATAACATAATATACTATCATCTTTATACAACTCTCTAACTGTATCTACACATCTAGGATTACTCCATACTATAAGATTCTTCGTAGCTCTTATATTCATATCGCACGCAGGGTATTATATATCCTGTCAATTCAGGATTAGTATCTTTATGTAATAACATCCAGTAAATCTATACTGTTACATTTCTTATTACATCAGGTATTCAATGTTTAACCTGTTTAAGTCCGACTATACGGTTTAAATTCTATATCAATTTCATACAGAATTTAAGTCTTGAGTTGCACTACTATAATCCTTACTTCAGTTTTATCTATCGTTCAGGGTTATAATATATTAAATTATATCTAAATTGTGTCTAGCAGGTTTATATCTACCTATAAATTTTAATTCTCTATGAATAGGTTCACCTGTAGGGCTACCGTTACGATTTAATTGATAAGCTAATCTTCCTTTAGTAAGTTTAGTAGATTTTTCTAATGAAAGAACTTGTGTTGCTTTATTTCTAGCCATAATTCTAATTGTTAAGTTAATTGTTCTATAAATTGTTCTAAGTATTCTATTCTTTTATTCTCTAAATCTGAATGTATACGTATAGAGCCTAAAATATTTAATACTTCTTTTGTTAATTCAGGAAAAGCAATAGGTGTTTCTTTCCAATCCCAATCTTCTCCATTAGGAGCATTATCTAAATAATTATTTAACTCCCATAATAATATAGGAAATAATAAACATAATCCATAATGTTTACCTACTAAATCTTTAGTATACTTTACAGATTCTAAAGCTTTAATATAGACTTCTAATCGTATATCTTTAGGTACTTCTTGTTTTAGATTTAATATATGTTTGTTTATCATAACTATATCTTTCTTACCATTCTACTTGCAGTTCTAAAGAAGGCTTTATGTAATTGAATAACAATATCTTGTCTATAAGCTATAAGAGTAGCTTCACCAGGAACAATTCTATCTGTTATATTAATTTCTACTACAGTACCTACTATATCTTTTAATCTATTAGAACTACCTGTTAATTCGGGGTATGCACATATTATTATACATTCTTCTAATTGTGGGTCATATATACCGTTTTCTTTTACTGTTAAAGAAGAACCGTCTATTACTCGTACTCTATCTCCAACTTCTAATTGTTGATGATATTCTTTTATTTCTAATGATTTTTTCATATTATTTAGTGTTTATTGTGTTATTATGTTATTGAGATTTTGACTACATTACTATTGTTACTTGGTATCTTTGTAATTAAGTGTACTAGTAAGTTTTGTTGTCAATATTTTAGTAAACCAATCATCAAAGTTACCATAATCAATTTTAGTTTCCTTAATTATATCATTATAACATAATTCATAACCAGCTTCAAAAGCTGATGCTAACACAGCTATAAATTCTTCTTTAGTTAATTCTGTTTTATTAATAGTAGGATTTGTTTTAGCCATAATATTAGTATTAGGTTAATTAATATATTTAAGAATATGTCGGACGATATTAGTAGAACTTGCCCATAGAGATAGATTAATTCGACTTTACTCGTTATACTTCTCTACTATGGGCAGTCTACCGTTCAACTACACAACAATCTTATTCTACAGCTTTTAATATATTATTAAACTCTTGTAGATTACTTATTCTACCATTAAATTTAATATTGGTAGTATCACTATTTGCTATTCTAACTGAATGAGGTCTTTTAGTATGATTAGTAATAATCCAACTTACAACCATTAATGTTGTTACATTATAAGCTGATACAGCTTCTTCTTCTTTTCTATCTAAGACTTTAAAGCCTTTATCTTTTAAATATTGTATTACTACTTTATAGTTCATAATAGTTAGTTATTAGGTTAATTTTATTTAGCACCATTATTACTTTAGTCACTCCTACTTAAAAGGTAGACACTTATATAATCTAATGGTCTAGCTGGTAACTCCTGCTATAATCATTAAGACATAATATATAATAGGAACAATGTCAAGGAAGTCCGTATTAATATTTATCTTTAAGTTCACTCTCAAATACCATTTCAAGTGTTATAGCCCATCCCTTATGTATTCGGGTATGGTTTATTCTGTATAATTACTGCTCACATAGTAATCTTATACGAGGACATAGGTTTATCCTTTATTTAAGTATTGACGGTAATATTAGTAAATGGGAATAAACTAATATAAGGTAATACTCTTTATTGTTATTATATTAAAAGCATTAAAAGCTTTTCTACTGATACTGATAAGGCTAATATCATAACTGTTGTACTACCTAGTAGTACTATTGTATATAAACTATATACAACCGTTTGTTTAATTGTTTTCATAGTAGGTTAGTATTAAAGGTTAACAAATCTATGTCCTATTGTATTATAATTAATAGGATTAAAATACTTAACAATTTGAATATTCATACTGTTAAGAAGGTTAAGGGTTTTACGTGTTTTAACACTTGTAGAAGTAACTATTGTGCCTTTAGCAATTCTAGGTCTTCTTTGTTTTGTTGTTGTATTTGTAGTTGTGCTCATAATATTAATTAGGCGTTAAAATGTGTTTATATATTTAAACACAAAAGTTAAGATTGATTTTATTTCTATTTTTTAATTCAATATAAAGATACTTGGTAGAATATATATGGATAATATTATTAATAGCATCTAAAGCCTGTTTTGCTCTAAGTTTAGCATATTCTGTATTCTTATCTTTATATGTATTATAAATACTAGTAAATAAATTATATGATTTATACTTTTTATTATCTGTTAAGTATAATTTAATTAGGTCGTGCGATACTTCTATTAAAGTATCTGAACTGTCAGTATTATGTACAATTGAAGAATTATCTTTATGTTCAATGATATAATCATTTCTTTTAAGTATATGTTCAATAGTAGAAAGGGAAACTTTAAAATAGTCCATACTTAGTAGGTGTTAAATTTAAAGTAGAATTATACCCAATGAGTCTTCTTGTATTCTTTATCACGTACATTAATTTGTTCAATAGGACAAGATGGATTAGAAGGTTTAGACTTAGGGTATAATTTATACTTTAATTGGGTTAGTAATTGAAATATGTTATTGAACATATTCACTTTCTTTTTCTAGTTGAGGTTCATACATAGCTAATAGATTAACAGTAGTATGAAAATTAATCTCTTCTTGAAGTACACTAACATACTCTTCCATAGTATTAATATCAGCAGGGTGACCATAAGATAATTTATCTCTCATTTCTTCCTTGATTTCTCTAATATTAGCTGTACCTAATAATTTAGCTAATCTTTGTATTACTGATAAGGGTACAATAGCAGCTTGACTTGTTGACTGTGGTGTAAAGTCTAATACTTCTTTACCATTTACTTGTACAATTGGTACTTGTACATTTGTTTTTGCTTCTGTTTTCATTGTGTAATTATTTAATGTTATCTTTAATATCTTTAATGGTATAAATACCTTGATGACTATTATCCATTGGTATAACTTGTGTATCATCAGGTAATAAATGAGCAAGAGGATTAATAAATCTAATACCATTATTTCTAAAAGCAATAGGTATAATAATCTCATCTGTATTGTCTGGATTGGTTTCTGCATCACTAGAGTATTGCATATGTGCATTATCTTCTATTAAGACTTTAGGTATTGATATTCCAAATGTTGTTGACATAATGTGTGTAATTAGATTAATATTAAGTTATGTAGAGATATGTTTTAATTCTAATAATTCTGCTATTTTTTGTATAGCTTCTTTAAATGTATAATTAATACTACTTAATAAACTATTATAATCTGTACCTATAGCTATTACTTTTACATTGTTAGATAATACTTTTACAAATATTGATTTATCTTCATTTGTTATTATATCTAAATAAGCAATATCATTACTTTGTAAATTAATAATAGATTCAGGAGCACAAGAGGCTGTAAGCCATTCTTTAGTAAAAGGGTTCATAGTATATATATTATGATTAGTAATAAGATATGTAGTTTTAACTTAATATTACTACTATATCGGATGGAGGTGCAAAGGTAGGGTTTTGTTTGAGAATGTTAAAGGAAATGGTGTTAAAGGTTGAAAAATAGGCTGATGGTGGCACAATAATTTCATAAATGAATTGGTAGTAGGCTGAAAGTGATGTGATTGGAAATAGACTTAAATGAGGTAATATTGTACCTATATATATAGGTATAGTTAATTCTTTTCGGTAGCAATTATTAAAACTACTAACATTAAAAGTATAAAGGCTATAAATGAGTTCATTAGCTGTAAATTTAGAGGTTATTGATTGCTATATGTAATAAGAATAGATTGTAATTGATTGATAATGAAGGGTAAAATTGAGATTAGAGAGATAGTTAAAAGAATATGTGGGGATAACTTTGATTGAAAGGTGTTAATAAGATGATTATGTGATAGTTGAAGGAAGGAAATTGAAATAGTAAAGGGAGGTAGATAGAGAAGGGAAGGAATAAGGGAATTAATGAAGGAATTGAAAAGTAGGTATAAGAGGTGAAATTAGAGGTGTATGAGTATAGGAGGATATAAGGTTATGTTCTCCTGTAGCTGTATAGCTGTGACTCAATCCTCTTCAATCTACAATTATTACCTTCAAATTCCTTATCACAACCTTCTATTTTACCTTTCATCTACCTTTATTTAATAATAAACTCTCACAAGGTTGCACCTTGACAGACTACTCTTAGAATCTAGGTAGTATAAATACCACGTGACACTTTAAGTTATCCCTATAACACCAGCAATTGGATAAGAGTTCTTATATTATTAATAACAGTCAAGAGTACTAGTAAATCAACCTTAAAAAACTAATACTCTATCTGACTATTACCCTACCTTACCAAGACATCAAATCTTAGGTAGTTATCATTATTACCAAACCTCTTTTAATCCAGTAATAATAATATCTTTATCTTTTACCCTATTCCTATTAGCTCTTTTAGCATCTATACAGTTTCATAACTAATAGGAAGGGCAAAGAGTAACTATTCTCCGGGAATAGTGTTATTTTTAGGTTCAAACTCTATTGATTTATAACCAGCTTGTGAGATATTTGGATATTCTTTAACCCTCTTTAGAGCCTCTTCAAGAGTTGTTCTTTCTAGTTTCTTATTATAAGCTTTTACTATATCATTTGTAGCATTAAGACTTTGAGTATAAGCATTATCTTTAACTCTACCTTTATTAGTAAATAAAAAGTTATTAACATAGTCTTCTTTTTCCTCAATAATGTTAGTCTTACTAATACGTGTAATTAATTGTTCATACTTCTCTTGTTCAATATGTCTAAGAAGTTGATTATTTCTACGTACACGGCACCATTGTTTATAGTATTTACTAGCAAGAGCGAAACAAGCTATACTATTAAGTATAGAAAGAAAGGAAATAGCTAATAAAACTATGGTTTGAATAAAGAAGGTAAGACCAAAGTTATAGACTTCTGTAGTATCAACTGGTTGGAAGTCTATGGTTATGTAGTTGTAAGATGTGACAGTAAATTTAAGTAGTAATACTGTGATGAATAGAGAGAATATCCCTAGTATTATGTATTTAATTGTTTTCATTTGTATATGTATTTGTAATAGTTGATTGTAATGTGAATTTAATGTGTAATCTGAGTTTAATTAGAGGTAAAAAATAGTTCCCGTATGCTACCACGAGAGTACCCATTACGGGCACCTCACGATAGCAGGGAACTATAAGCTATTCCTATAAGCAGGAATTACTTTCCAGACTTGTTGTTAGGTTTAGCTACCTCTTCTGTTTCCGGTACTGTATCAAATACAGTTTCTTCAACAAGTTCTGCAACAGGAGCAACAATAGCTTGTGACTCAACAGGAACAACAGCACTAATAGGAGCACCAATACCAAACAAACCTTGCATAATAATCAAAGGATTAGCACTAGCAAGGAACGCTCTTTGAGCATTCTCCAAATCAGTCAATGGATAAGTCACAAAGCCTTCAATACGAGAACCTTTCTTTTCAGTGAAAAGAATATCTCCTACTTTGGCTTCTCCACGAGCAACAGCAGAACTAACTTCTGTAGCAACATATTCAGCACCAGCTTCATAGAACTCAACATCAGCAAATCCAGCTTTATTTACCAATCCAATGATAGCTTCACGGAATAGGTTATGCATAATAGGATTAGCACTATCAACACCATTATCATACAATCCAGATGGAATGTTAGATGCACGTGCTGATTTATGTAAATCAAGCAATGCTTGTTTACAAGTTCTTGCAATTTGTTGTTGTTGTCCATTAACAACTACAGTTAGACCTACGAATGGTTCAGTACCTTGTTTCGTAATAATGTCTGCGGCGATAACATTGAATGTTTTCATAATTAAAATATTTAAGGGTTAAAGATTACAAGTGGTTACAACTAGTTATGCTACTGAAACTAATACATACTAGACTTTTGTAAAACTAAAAGAATAAATGTCTTGATAACCAATATTGGTTTTAAGTTCAGGAACAACGAGAAGTGGACGGGGTATGTTAATTCCCCGAAATGATGCGGGGGTAGTTCCACGGGTGGTGTCATAAGCATTTAACTCATATATAATTTTACCTATCGTCGAGTCTCCTCACATCTTCCTTTAAATCCCTCCAAATTTTCATAATTTTTTTTTCCTCCTATAACCTCTTCACTTCTACCTCAATCGATATACTATAACCTATACCCCAAGTCTATCTATTTCCTCCTCTCATCAAATTAATTATTCACCTTTAAGTCTTCTATTCGGTTAGGTCTATTTAATCCCTCTGTACTCGTACTCTTTATCCTTAGTAGGAAAGTCACCAAATAGAAAAGTTTCTGTATATTTTATAAAATTTTTTTTCTATGTATATTAATAATATTAATCTAGTTAGTAAAATCTACTCTCACAAACAAGATTATATTACCTTGCCAATCTTAGTAACTTTTAGGTATATTAATAATAGTAATACTATGTACAAGATGGTCTATAGGAAGAGGGTCAAGACTGCCCATAGAAGAAGGTTTATACGTGTTAGTTAATTTAACAAAATTTTAACACTTTACATTTGGAAGATATACCTCATATTACTATATTTCAAATATATATATTTATATATAGTATTATATACCTAAGTATATATAAGACTTAAGCCGAATAAACTCTCGACTATGGGCAGGCTATTAACCCTTAACCGATATAGGCTTATATACAAGGTAGTACTATAGGAACTACTGACTATTATACAGATGTTCGTACATCTGGTAACCTCAGACCCTCTTGACCCTTAAACTTTATATATTTATACTAATGAAACAATACTAACATTTACTAATTTTAATTAACACATAATAACGATGGCAACCGATATTATTCCTATCCAACTTCAATTATATAGAAGTTTACTTACTGACTCTCTTAATAGTCTGACTAATGAAATGTATGCTAATAACATTAAAACAAGTTATAAGTATGACATTACTGCTGTACCTAAATCAGCTTACCCTTCTATTGCTAATCCACATAAAGCTTTATACTTATTTAGAGTATATGCAATAGATAAGTCAAGAAATCCAATTGGAGAAACCCACTACTTATATAATCAATACTATTCAAAAGAAGTTATTGAGTCTATACATACTATAGAAATAAAAGCTATTAAAGAATGGTTTATTATGGCTTCTAAAGCTTTATATAATGTTATGCATGATATGTATATTGAAGAAGCTAAAGCTGTACAAGATTTTACTGATTCATTAAAAGCTGAAGGTGTAACACAAGATAACCTTACTGCTAAGAATACTATTCAAAATACTAATATTATTAAGCAACAGGAAGCTAAGATAATGCAAATAATGCCTAAGATTATTACTGAATAACAATGAATATTGATAATACTCTAGCAAGAATAATAACAGAAACTCAAAAACTTACTGCTAATGAGTATGGTATAGATTTAACATTTGAACAAGTACATGAAGTTATAGAAGTTCAACTTACTTCAACTGTATATGCTCTTACTAAAAATATACCTATTCATTGGAGAGGTTTTATGAAGTTTATTTGGACTAATAAAAGAGCCCGTAAAGCAGAATTTGACCCTGTATTTAAAGCTATACAAGATAATGCTCATAATCTTACTGATAGAGAAATTGATTATTATACATATTTAGCTGGTGTTGCTGCAAGTTCTGCTAAACAAGAATTAGAAAAATTAAGTAGTCATTCTAAAGCTTTAAGTCCTGATGAGATTAAAGCTATTCCTACTAATGTATCTAAGTTCCGTCAATTTACTTGTTTAATTAAACAACGCCAATAATGGTAAGACACTATGTAGGAGAAGAAGATAATGAAGTTGTTGTACATAAAAAACAATGCTTCTTAATTCCTGAATTTAAGGAACTCTTTGATAGAGATAAAGGATGTAAACAAGATCCTAAAGGTAAACATCAACTTGTAGCTTGTGCTGAATTAAAATATATATATTATTATAATGACCCTCGTAGTGAATATTATAATACTCCTCTTTCTGCTTCTCAGGATACTGTACGTGATTTAAGTGGTATACCTAATAACTGGAAAGCTGATAAAGTATTTGATAAGGCAGTTATAAAATATAAAGAACTACAAAAACTTAGTTCTGCTGGTAAAGCTTATTTTTCTGCTGATGCTGCATTATATGATTTAGGTGCTGACACTAGTGAATTATTAGAAATAGTCAGGGACTTAAAAACAGACTTGAGAGTAGCAGTACAATTGACACAAAAGAAAACAAAAGAATATACTCTTGAAGAATTAGAGTTAGTAACTAAACTAATAAATAAATTAGATAATGTTACTAATACCCAAGATAAGATAATAAATATTATTAACAAATTACCAAAACTTATAATTACTATTAAAAGTTTGAAAGAACAGTATGCTCAAGAAGATAATGAGAATAATATAGTAGTAGGTAATAGAGAATTAGGTAATAGAGAAGATTAACATTATGATACCATTAATAGAATCTCAAGCTAAAGAATTAATCTTTACTGAACATGACCATAAGTATCGTGATGAAAATAATGTTATATATACATCTGTAACTACTCTTATAGATAAATATAAAGCTAAATTTGATAATGAATTTTGGAGTATGTATACAGCTCTTAAAGATGCTGGTTATAGACTTAAACCTTATCCAGAAGAACAAGCTATTAGACTAGGTAGTGTTAAATATAAATTAGCAGATTTAAAAAAAGAAACTTATTATGTACAATTACAAGATCTTACTAAAGCTCAATGGGCTTTAAAAACTACAGAAGCTTGTATGAGAGGTAATAATATTCATAATAATATAGAATCTAATATTAATAAAACTCGATTTGATGAAGATGCTAATGATAATGATTTAATATCTTATGAAAATAATCCTTTTAAATATGGTAAAAACATAAGTAGTTTAAATGATTTAGAGGCTTCTAAATTTAAAGAAGAACACCCTTTTATATATAATAAATTAAAACCACTTGTAGAAGCAGGGGCAACTGTTTTTGCAGAGAAACGTGTATATCTTTCTAAATATAAACTTGCTGGTACTATTGATTGTCCTATTATAAAAGGTAAATACTTTTGTATTTTAGACTGGAAATCAAATGCTGCTGATATGCATGATACACCAGGATACTATAAGAAAGAAAATATAGGAGGGGAATGGATTAAAACAGATACTTGGATAATAACAGATGATAAGTTTACTAGTCCTATTAGTCATATTCCTGCTTCTAAGTTTCATACATATTGTTTACAGTTATCTATTTATGCTTATATTATGGAACAATGGGGATATACTCTTATTCCTAATGGTCTTGCCATCGTCCATTATCCTCTTAACAAGGAACCGGTATATCTCCAAGTTCCATATCTTAGAAACGAAGTTATAGCCTTACTTACTGACCATAACAGAAAGCTTTCCTTATAGGGAAGCTTTTATTATTAACCATAATTCCAACTATTATGAATAATGCACTATTTTTGGACATTCCTACTATAATCAAAACTAATAGTAAACAAGACTTTCCTATACATAGAGAAGATTGGTATATTCCTCAAACAATTAAAGATATTATTAAAAAGCATCTTGAATTTAATTATAAGATTGTTCTTGTTGGTAATTATCCTGAAGTATATGTAAATAAAAAAGAAAGCAATCCTATAGAAAATCTATTACGTAATATTGCGGAAAAGCTTGAAGAGGATTTTAAGCTTAAACCTTGTAGTATTAATTATGACTACTGTACAGATTCTGCTTCTTTTGAACATTTACCTCTTCCTGGTATGTTTTATAATCTTGCTTATGAACATGAATTATTATTAGGTTATTCTTTTATAATTACTAATGTAACTATAGGTAAATTTATACAACAATATTCAGGTATTAAACCTATAATAGTATAATAAAATGAGAAGGTCAGATTCAGAAGCTTATGATTTAGTAGCTAGATTAGAAGCAGTATTACCAACTTTACCTATTAATAATACCGTATATAGTACACCTTTTAAATCTGTTCCTTATATTAATCCTGAGAGTGACCAAGAGGATGCTCTAGAGATGTTTGACTTTGATGATATAGCTTTTGTTAATACTAGTGAAGCATCTTCAACTGCTGCTCATTTTAAGAAGTTTGGTTGTTATACTAAATTACATCCTAAATGGGATAGACGAGAGTTTAATGCTTTTTGGGATGAAGAAGAACGTAAATGTAAAGAAGGTCTTGTTCTTCCGGGTAAACTTATTAAGAATGATGCCGGTTTATATGAAATACAAAAAGTACATATAACAGGTGAGCATTATGGTTATCTTAATTATTCTAAGATTAAAGCTTCTGCTGAATTTGATATTAAAAAAGGAATTATATATAGTCCTAATGGAGAACCTATAAGTAAAGTAGAACAGGGTATTGTTGATAAAACTGCCTTGTTTCCTTCGTTTTGGGATGGAGATTATTATTTCTTTAAATCTTTAGAACTAGCTAGAAGAGTTGGTAGACACGTAGTTGTAGGTAAAGCTAGACGTAAAGGTTACTCTTATAAAAATGGTTGGATTGTAGCTAATAGAGCTAACTTATATAGAGGTAGTACATCTGTTGTATCTGCATATGATGGAGCATCTTTATTTGAAGATGGTACTATGAATAAAGTTATGTCTTTCTTAGATAATCTTAATGATAATACTGATTGGTCTAAAGGAAGGATACATAATTCACTTGAACATATAGAAATAGGTTATAGACTTAGAGGTAATCCTGCTAAGAAAGGTTTCTTATCTAAAATATATACTGCTATCTTAGGTAAAGATGGTGGTAAAATTAGGGGTAAAGATGCTTCTATTATTCTTATTGAAGAAGCTGGTAAATGTGCTAACCTTACAGATGTACTTGATGCTACACTTAAATCTTTAGAAGATGGCTCATTAATGACGGGTCTTATGATTGTCTTTGGTACTGGTGGTGGAGCTGAAACAGCTTGGGCAGGTTTTGAAGATTTATTTTATAATGTTATATCTCGTAAATTCCTTGCTTTTGTTAATAATTGGGATGAAGATGCTACAGATGATTATTGTGGTTTCTTTCACCCTTGTTATATGTCTAAACCTGGTCTTTATAAAGGAGTACCTCTTATAGATAGGCACGGTAATAGTAATGTTAAAGCCGCTATTGAATTTGAGAAACAAGAATTAGTTCGTTATGGTAGTGATGATGGTAAAGTTACTGCCCACTTAATGGAAGAACCTCATTCTCCTTCTCAAGCTTTTAGTAGAGCTAAGTCTGTTATCTTTAATGCTCAACTATTAGATGCTCAATTTAAGAAAACTGTTAAATTAGCAAGTAGAAATACTATTGGACGTGAAGGTATGTTTACTAATACAGGTTCTAAAATAGTATTTAAGGATAGAGCCTTAATGGAAGAGGATGAATTATTAAATACACCTAAAGCTATTAAGAATTATCCTATATCTAAAGCAGATGATACTAGAGGTTGTTGGGTTATATATGATGAACCTTATCGTGATCCTGCTACAGGACTTATACCAGAACATTTATATCATGTATGGAATGACCCTTTTGCTATATCTAAAACTAAAGATACTTTTACTACTAGAGATTCTTTGGCTTGTACTATTATTTATGAAGCTGCTAATAATCTTACTGCTTCTAAGGGGGATAAGATAGTTGCTGTATATGTTGGTAGAACAGAAGATACTACTGATTATGATTTACAAATGTTCCTCGGTGCTACCTATTATAATGGTAAGATATTATATGAAAATGATAGGGGTGACGTTTATGGAAATGCCTTGAAATTAGGCTATTTGCACCTCTTAAAAACTGAAACGACCTTTCAACATCAAAAAGAATTACAAAAGGGTGGAATGGGTAGGAAATTCGGCATATCGATTGCATCCAACCCCCAAAGAAAACAGACTGGAATCGTGTATTTAAAAAACTGGTTAATAACTCCTAGAGGTAAAGATATACACGGAAATACTATTTTAAATTTGCATATAATATATGATTTACCTATATTGAAAGAGTTATTAAAATATGACGGTTCTAAGAATGCTGATAGGGTATCTTGTTTAATAATAGGAATGTTTGATATTAAAGAAGCCCTTTATAAGAATCAAGTACCTGAAAGACCGCAAGCCAATATAGATAATTATTTTAATAATCCTTTTGATTATAATATAGATGATAATAACTCAATATATAATGAGGAATCTAATAATGTTCAAGGAGTGAATTTTGACCCTTATTTCTAATTAGATAAACAAATACAAAAATGCTTTTACCTAATCAACTACTTACAGCTAAAGAAAAAGCTATACGAAATCAAGATACTGGACTTACTAATATAGAAGAAACTATTGTTCACTATATAGATAATTCAGGATGGAAAAAAGAATATGATGAAGTTAATAAACTATTTGCCGCAGTAGAAGGTATTATAGACTATAATGAATATAAGGCAATATTTGGTTCTACTAACCAAGATAATGGTGCTAATACAGATTTTATGTATAAAGCTAAATTAGCTAATTACAATTGTCTTATGGGTATTGTTAAATTATTACTTGGTGAATTTGGTACACGTTCTCATGAATATGAAGTTGTTAATCTAAACCCTAATGATGATATTAGTCGTCAAAAGGGTTTATCTATGTTACTTAAAGAGTATCATAAAAAGAAAGTTCTTATGGATTTTCAAAAGATAACAGGTTTAGCTCCTACAGAAGAACAACCTTTACCTGAATTACAAACTCTTGTAGATAACTTTAATACTACTTTTAATGATGCTACATTAATAAAAGGACAAGAAGCTTTAGATTTTATTAGATTTTATTGTGATATTGACCATAAAATTATTGATGCTTATTATGATTGGGTTGTAACAGGTGGTGCTTATACATATAAAGATGTTCTTAATGGGGAAGTTGTATATGAACATGTACCTAGAAATGAACTCTTTGTTATTAATATGAAACCAGGGTCTTCTTTAGTAGAAGAAGCGGATGTTCATATTAGACGTAGAATAATGAGTCCTTACCAAGTATTAGAAATGCTTCAAGATGAATTAGAAGAAGATCAAATTAAAGCTTTTGAAGCAGAAGTTAATAATGGTTTTAATGAATATAATCAACAATATGTAGTAACTAATAGAAATGGTGTAATAAATTCACAATCTAATTATGTGAACTCTACTATACCAATGATATGTTATACTAATGGATTAGAAGTTTTTCATGTTGTTTATACTACTTATAAAGATATATATGTTTTATCTTATTTAGATGAATTTGGATTACCACAAGAAAAAGAAGTTACTGCTGAATATGAATTACAACCTGAATTAGGTGATATAGGTATTAGTAAAGAGTGGTATACTTGTAAATATCAAGGGTATAAAGTATTAGATTATTTCTTTAAATGTGGGGAAGTTCCTTTTGACCGTTCTGATGTAGATTCTAAAGGTAATTTAAAATCTTGTTATAATGGTATTATTGCTCGTAGTAGAGTAGGAGAAATTAATTCTATAGTTAAAGAAGGATTAGTATATCAACGTACTATTAATGTATTGAAATTTAGTATAGAAAAATTAATTAATAAAAATAAAGATAAAGTTCTTATTATGCCATATGGATTAGTACCTAGAAGTAAAGGTATTAGTACTACTAAACAAGCTTATCATATGGAAGCTACTTCTTTATTATGGGTTGATGAATCTGCTCCTAATGCGGCTTTTGCTGCTCAAATGATTAAATCTGTTGATATGTCTTTAAATGGTATTATCAATGAAATTAGTAATTTAGTTGTACAAACTAAAAATGAATATTGGGAAGCTATTGGTATGAATGCCCAAAGATATTCTGATGTAAGTCAATATGCAGGTAAAGCTACTACAGAACAAGCTATTGTACGTAGTGCTATTATTACTTATGAACTTACTCGTGCTTTTGATAAGATGCTAGAAAAAGATTACCAAGGTTTATTAGATATATCTAAAATAGCTTGGATTGATGGAATTAAAGAACCTTATATATATAGTGATAGTTCTCGTGGCGTATTTGAAATGAATGTTGACGATGCTAACTATCACGCTAGTTCTAATTATAATGTATTTGTAAAGGATGCTACTACTAATACTAGGGGTATTGAAGCTATGAGAAGTTTTGCAGGTTCTATGATACAAAATGGGGCAAGTGCTTCTGCTGTTAGTAAAATGTATACTACTAATAGTACTTCTAAAGTTAGTGTATTACTTGAAAAAATGGAACAAGCACAACAAGCTATAGAAGAACAAAAAGCTCAAGCTGACCATGATAGACAGATGCAATTACAAGAACTACAAAATGAATTACAAGCTGCTCAAACAGAATTAAAACAATATGAAATTGATAGTAGATTAGAAGGTGTTAAATACACTGCTGATATGCAATATGCAGGAAAAGAGTTGACTACAGGTGATGATAACCAAGACTTGCCCATAGAAGAGGATAATACGTTTGATGAAAATCTTGCAGTTAGAGAGGCTAATAGAAAAGAAAAGATGGATAACCATACTATTAGAAAAGATAATAAAGAACTATTGCTTAAAGAGAAATCTTTAAAGCAAAAGAAAGTAACGAGTAATAACTAAAATTAATATATTATGCCAGACGATGTTATAAACAAACCTAATGACCAAATTAGTTCATTAGATGATGTAAGTTTAGAAGGAGTACATAATCCTGTTGAACCTATCCCGAATACTCCTTCTTCTACGGGCAATCCTCAACAACAAGCTGTAGATCCACTTGCTACCGTTATTAATAAAGAAGATGTTGTTGTAATTCCTCCTGTTGATAATACAGACGCTATTCCTACATTTAATATTAAATCTTTTGAAGATTTAACTGCTTTATTAACTACTAAAACTTCTGACCAACTATCAGAAGAAGAAAACAATGAACTTTCTGATATAGTAGATGCTTTTGGGGGTACTGGATTTAATGATAAAGGAGAAATTGTTGATGCTAATAATGCTGTGTTATTTAATGCTGACCAACTTAAACATTATTTAGAAACTAGTGAATTACCTGTTGATGAACAAGGGGATTTTGTAGATGCTAATGGTAATGTAATAAAAACTAAAACAGAATTATATAGAGAAAGTACTACTGTAGGAACAGTAATAAATGCTTTAGCTAAAAATTTTGAAGTATCTTTTGCTGATACTTTTATGCCTGATGATACTGAAGATTCTTTAGTTGATGTAGTTAATAAAGTAGTAGGAGTTGTAGAAAAAGGAAGTGTAGAACGTTATATGCAAGCTAATCCTGAATTAGAAGCTTTCCGTAAACATTTACTTTTACACGGTTCTCCTAAAGGATATAATTCTAGTGTAGTAGATTATGATAAGATTGATGTAAAGACTCTTTCTAAGGAAGCTAAAGCTTTATATGTATCTGATGCTTATAAAGCTAGTGGTAGAAATTTAACACCTGCTTATGCTAAATATTTAGAAGGTCTTGATGATGAAACTTATAATACTGAAGTACTCGATAATATAAAAGTATTAAAAGATATTCAAACAAATAAACAAAAAGAAATTGATACCCAACTTAAACTTAAAGAAGAACAAAGAAAACAAGATGCTCAAAAGTATTGGAGTACAGTAGAAACAACCATCAAAAGTGGTAAATTATCTAATCTTACTATTCCAATCCCTGAAAGAGATGCATTTTTAGCTTATGTTACAACACCGGTAAAAGACGGTATAACAAAAGATATGCTAGATGCGGAAAAAGAAGATGTATCTGCTGATTTACTTATGTCTTATTTGAGATACAAAGGGTATGATTTATCCGTTCTTGCTAAAAATATTGCTACTACTCAACAAGTACAGAGTCTTAGAGATAAAATAGGTAAGAACAAAGCACGTAATATTAGTAATAGTGATAAAGGACGATTACCTAAAACACAGAATGATAATTACATACCAAATCTAAGTGAGGTAAATTTATAATCTTAGAAACCTTTATTTAACATTATTAATTATTAAACAAATCAAACGTGGAAAAAGCAAGAATTATGATTCATCCTTCATATAATGAAGATGGATACACATCTAACCTTAGTTTAGCTAAAGCTAGAATGTCAAAAAGTGATACAATTAATCCTGTAGTTACCTTTCTTCAAGGTAATGACCAAAAACTCTTTCCTTTATTGTTTCTTACTGAGGGACAATTGAAAGGTGTTCAATGGAAAGGTATAGAAGATGTTGAATATGATTGGCCTATCTTTGGTAAACTTAAACATACATCTGAAGTCGTATCTCATTCTTATACTGGTGTTACTTCTGTTGGTAATGTTCCCGGTGAAGAGATTATGGTAGTGTTTAAAGATGCTTTCCTGAAGTTTCAACATAACGTCTTGTCACCTAACAATGTTTGGTGTCGTGTTATACGTAGACCTGTTAAGGTTGCTAATGGTTATCTTTATGCTTTACAACTAGTTAAATCTGCTAACTCTACTAATCTTCCGATTGATGAAATTAAAGCAGGTTCATTGTGGGGTATGATTGGTGCTGCCAACGTTAGTGAAGCTTACTCTGTTGGTAATGAGTCTAATAGACGTATGCCAGGTAAAGCTAAAAACCAAATTGGTATTATTAGAAAATCTTATGAATTTGCTGGTAATATTGGTAATAGAACTGTAGAGTATTTATTGCCTACTAAAAATGGTGTTACCAAGCTTTGGCAACCTTTTGAAGAGTACGAACATGAAATGGAATTTAAACGTTCATGTGAAGAATCTCTTTGGGAGTCTAATTACAATAGAGATGCTAATGGAGTAATTCAGACTATTGACCCTGATACAGGATTACCAATTCCATACGGTGCTGGACTTAAAGCTCAGATTCCAAATAGAGGTACTTATAGTATCTTGACTTTCAAGAAAATTACTAAGATTGTTTCTGATATTTTCTATGGTGCTTCTGATAAACAAAATGTAAATGTAGTTTTATTTACAGGTACTAGTGGAAAAGAGGAATTTTCTAATGCTATTATGACTGAAGCTAAATCTTGGACTCTATTAGAAGGTTCTTTGAACAGTACTATTACTGGTTCTCCTATGAATCTTACTTTTGGTGCTGCATTTACTCACTTCCGTCATATTGATGGTCATATTGTATCTGTTGTTACAGTACCTTATTTTGATCATTCAGGATATGCTGATAAATCTCCTCGTCATGCTGTATCTGGACGTCCACTTTCATCTTATGAAATGCATTTCGTAGATATGTCAGTTTATGATGGAGAAAATAACGTTCAATTGGTTAACCAAAAAGGACGTTCTATGATTAGAGGTGTTGAACAAGGTATGACCTTATTGAAAGGTAATAGTTTTGCAGATTACTCTGGTAATGGTAAAGATTTAGTAGTATCAACTTCACAAGATAAATCAGCTGTTCACTTCCTTAAAACCTTAGGAGTAGCTGTACGTAGAAACACTCACTGTTTCTCTTTGTATTGTGATGCTGCTGCTTAATATATAAGTAAGTATTTAAAACCCCTCTAACTTGAGGGGTTTATTTCGTAAATTAAAAAAGTAATATAAACTATAATAATAATAAATACAATGGACACTAATCAAAATCCCGGAACTACTGGTACTACTGCAACTCTAACTTCTCAAATTGCTAATAGTGCAAATAAACAAGTAACTAAAAAATTAACTTTAGCTTGTAATATTAGACTTAAAAAAGGTTTAGTTGCTTTACCTAATCAATCCTCAGAAGAATTTAATTATTATGTTGAATCTATATTAGCTCCTAGTGGTGGACCTTTAAAAGGTGTTACAGGTACATTAGAAAGGCTTATAATGCCGTCTATTATAGATGTATCGACTAATGATAATACTTTTAATAGTCATATTAAAGAATATTGGGCAAATTTTAGTAATATTTTAGACCCTGATTCTGAAAATAAAAGAGATACTGAGCAAGGTATTAAAATGGAGATTAAATTTACTTTACATACTGCTAGTCATATTGCTAAATATGAAAAGTTAACTAGAGTAGATGAACAATTCAGATTTATACATGATTTATTAGAAGAACAAGAAGCCGGAAATAATACTAACCGTTTTATTACACTTAATTCTGAATATTATTCTGATTTTGTAAAACTAGCTTTTATATTAAAACATTCTCGTATTGCTAACCGAGCAGAAGATAAAGATAAATCTCCTAAAATTTTTGGTTATATATATGAAAAAGCTATTGACTTTAAAGCTCAAGAATCTGAAATGGATGTATTCAATAAATTCTCTGATAATCTTAGAGGACTTGATGATGAGAAAAAAGCTAATGCTATTTTACTTGCTATAGGTGAACAAGTTGTTGATGTTGATTCACTATCTGATAAAAAGATTCTTATCTATAATTTAGGTAAAAATTCTAATCCTGTTAGAGTTAAAGTTAATGCTTTATTTGCTGATGAAAATTGGGTAGAAAAATACTATATTCAACAAGGTATATTTTTACAAATACTTAAACAACCTGTTAATAGTAAACTAGTACAATACGGTGATAGTATCATTGGTAATGATATAGAATCTGCTGCTTCTTATTTAAAAACTAATAGTGATGGTGCTACATTATTACACATTATAAAATCTAAACTTGATATTAATTAATATTAATTCCTAATAATATGACTGTTTCCGAAATCCATATAGGTTTAGGAGTACTGTTACAGAAGATAAATACACATAAATCAAAAAACTTCCTACCACAGGAATTGGATATGTTATTTAACTTTACATCTTTAAACTATAAAGATAAACGAGCAGATTCTATTTCTAATCCAAAACAAGTATCTCTTTTTGATACTCATACTACTTTAGATAGTCTTAGTAGTTTATTTGAAACAGAAACATTATATCCAATAAGTAATACTAAAGAGGAAGCAGTTATATTGCTTCCTCTTGATTTTTATGGTTGGATTAGTGCTTCTGCTAACATAGCTTATAACTGTACGGGTACTTATACTACACAAGTTGGTGGTGTTATAACTAAAGAGTATTCTATAGCTAATTTAAAAAATATAAATTTAACTACTATAACTAGTTTTAAAATAGACCTTTCTTATATAGATAAGTCTAATGCTTTACAAGTAGTTACTATTTTTGATTATACTACTTTACCTCTTGATTATTTACCTCAAGATGGTATTAAAGATTATAAACGTTCTTTTATTTTTATTAATGGTATAGTTAATACTATTAACTTAGCCCTTGTTGATATAAATACAAAGAGTAAAGATAAGATATATTGTGAATATGATAATAAAACTGAAAAATTAGTTATTAGTTCTATTAATAATATAACTTTATCTTTGGATACAGATATAGTTGGTTATACTTTTATGCTTAAAAATACTGTTAGTGATAAAGTTAATCTTATTACTAAACTTACTTCTCCTGTAGTAATTAATGATTTAGAATATAATGGGCATATAAACAATTCCCACCTTTCACACAGTCGAGAAAGTGAATTTCGTGCTATCAGGACAAGTGAAAACATAAAAGTGTATATTCCAAAAGGGCTAACATTTTCAAGCCTTACGCTTCATTATATCCGCAAACCTCGACAAATTGATTACCTTTTGGGTATAGGTTCAGATTTACCTAATGATATAGTTAATAAAATAATGGCTGATACAGCTCAATTTATTAAGGGTATTATAGCTTCTGATTCTTATGATAAATTTGTTAGAGAAAATATATTAATTGAATAAACAAAAAAGAAGATGGAAAACATTTTATTTGGGACAACTATCCCTGACCTTACTGGTAAAGATTTAGATGATTTAACTGATGGACAGATTGGCTTGTTATTACACAATGCTGATGGACAAACTCCACCAATTGTTAGAGGTAGTGAAGTTACAAATACAGAACTATTGACAGCTAGAGGTGTTCAATTTATTAAGAGAATTGATGCTACAACTTTAGAAGGTTCTCTTATTATTCCTAATAAGACTACTACTAATAGAAATTATCAAGTTTATGTAGCTGGTATAGCTGGTATTCATAAATTAGGAGATAATGCTGCTGCTGCTACTGCTATTGTCACTCTTGACCCAGGAGAAGGTAATATTAGAATTACTGATTTAACTAATACTTATAAAGTAGATAATTTCCCTGCTAATATTAGTGCTACTAAATCAGCTTCTGAAACTGTTAGTCAGTATTTAACTAGAGTTAGAGACCTTATTAACGCTGATCCTGTTGCTAAACTCCTAGTTACTGCTTCAGTTCAAGTTTCTGGTAGTAATTATCAACTTAGATTAACTACTACTAGCTATAAAATTAAATTAGGAGTTGCTACTGATGGTATTTTTGCTCCTTACCATTTACTTACTGAAACTGCTAGAGTATTAGCTGTTGGTTCAGGTGAACAAATGCAAGAAATTGAAAAACAACTTACTGTATTTAAAGGTAATGGTAATTATACAGAATGGTCTCAAGAGTATTACAGTGACCCATTGAAATCTAGTGTAACTACTAATTATAATACATTATCTATTACTTGGACAGGTATTGCTCAACCTACTGTATCAACTACAATGGCTGTAGCCTCTGTAAACTTACTAGTATGTGTACCGGCTGCTGATACTACATTAGAAGCTTTATATGATACTTTTATAACCCCTGATGTTGTAGTATAGTAGGTATATATACAATAATAAATAGTAATTACGGTAACTATTTTAATTAAGATTTTTTGAATTGATTGTTAGAAACCTACTGTTACTTGTTAACAGTAGGTTTATTAATTTTAACCCTATTGATATTATGTATTATAAAGATAATTATACTGAAATAAGATTAGGTGCTGGAATTATGGATTTTATTAGTGTTCTAGGTATAACTCTAGATTATAAATTAATAAGACTTATTCCTAATGAACCTGATGTACTTATTGCTGAATTTACGTCTGATGAACCTTTAACAGTATATCCTACTGATGACGGTAACTATAAATTAGAAGTAGCAAACGAAACTTTTACTACTTATTTTATTTATCTTACTATTAGAGATAAATTTATTACTGAATATATTACACAAATTATAGAAACTATTTGTAATTGTGGATGTGATGATATTATTAATCCTTGTACTGAAACCCAACTTGGTAATATAGCATTAAAACGTCAAAAGCTTTTTAACATAACAAGTATATTACCTTACACGATTAAACCCTTCTCTAAGGGCGAAGCTTTGACGACAAATGATAAACTTATATTAATTTATCAATTATATTATAATGCATCTATAGATAATAAAATGAATGCATTAGGTAAAGAGTATTTTGATTATTACATTAAAGGTACTAATACTATTAATACTGCTTTGTTTAAAAATATTATAGCTTTAAACTATTATGCTTTATATTATTATACAAGAACTGAAATATTACCTACTGCATTAGGAAAAAGAGAAGAATATATTAAACAAATTGATTCTTTTTTTAATTATAAAGTAATTAATACTTGTTTAGGTTGTACTGACCTTGTTTCTAATATTGAAGATATAATTAATAACCCCCCTCCTTTTACTTCTCCTATTATGATATATTACTGGCAACTTCCTTTATCTAATACTTTAGAAGATATTATACCTATTTTTGAACAAGCTACTTATATAAATAAACCAAATGAATCTTTAGTTGTATTTAATATTGGAGTTGAAATTGTAAATACTTCTGTAGGTCGTTTAGCTTTAGCTGTTGCTCCTACTGAAAATATTGCATATGAAATTATTGATAATATAACAAATAATGATGTAACTGCTTTATTTGATTCTCATTATTTTGCTGATTTAGATGTATTATTATATGTATCTAAAGTTCCTTATACCCTTTCTACTTTTGAATTTAAAATTAAAAAATTAACATTATAATTATGACTGATAATATTATACCACCAAATGATACACCAGGTAAATTTAGAGTACCTGCACAAGTAGCTTTAGATGCTAAATCCCAAATAGCAACTACAGCTGCTCTTATAAATTTAGGCTTAAATGATAATTTAGCTTATGAATATTTTAACGGTTTAGTTATAAAAGTTACTGATGATTTAAGTTCTTGGGAATGGCGAGAAGCTGTTAATCCTTTAGAAGTTGGATTAAGACCTACACATTTTTTATACCCTCCTAATCATATAGTAGATGGGATAGATTATTCTAATAAACTTTATAACTTTTTTGAACCTATTAGTACTGCTGAACTTTCTACTAATAAAGTAGATAAAGAAATTGGTAAATCTCTTGTTTTAGATACAGAAATAACTAAATTATCTCATTTAGATGATACTACTGATTTACAAAAGCCTGTATCAATTGCTCAACAATTAGCTATTGATACTGCTATTCAAGCTCAAATTACAGATAGTACTATTATTAATGGAGTTACTACAACCTCTCCAGAACCTGATATTTTGTTAGGTAATGTACATGCTTTAGGTGTTGGAGAAGGTACTTATCCTAATTGGGGAGGAATGGTTATTCCTGCAAATAATTTTGGAACTCTTCAAAGAGTTGCAGGTGTTTATTCTGTTAGTTTGACGGAGATTATTTTAACAGAATATGCAAAAACTGATTATGTAAATTATTTTATAGCAGGAAATACAGATATAAAAGTAAACGGAAATGATGTTATAATATCTCCTTTTACGTTTTTATACACAGGAAAAACAAGAATAATAATTACGGCTGGAACTTATTCATTACCTGACACTCATAGTTTTTTAGTTTGTGACATTGATGGCGCGGTTAGTGTAAAGGCTTATACTGATACTGATATTTATTCTCATTTTGTAATTGCTTGTTCTGACCCCGCTGGAGTTATAACCATTAATACATTGCAGCATCAAGACGTCATAAACAAAGAGTTGATAGTTCGTTTAGATTATGCCAATGGAAACAATTACATTGAGTTTACGCAAAATGGTGTGTATGATGTTGACGGAAATGTAACAGGGGCTTATGGTGGATTTTATAAAGAAAAAACCATTACAGAAATTGGACTTTACAGGATTGGTTGGTCATTAGGTGGAGCTGTTAGATACATACACGCTGTTGATGTTTCTAATGTTATTCTGAAATCTTGGAGTGGAGATTATTTTTCAGATGATTATAATAAACTTATTGATGTACCAATTGGTGCTACTAAGTTATTACTTTCATCTTATGGAGATAATCCTAAAAACGGTTATCTAATAAAAGAAGATAAGGCTAATTTAGATAAATTCGGATACATTACTGAAAACAAAGTTAAAGAAATAACACAATCCTCTATTCCAAATAATACTATTCCTTATATTGAAATTCAAGGTAATGTTTGGGAAGATGGTGCTTGGAGAAACGCAGAAACAGAAAATACAATTTCAAGAGTATATACTATTTCTGATTCTGAATCATATTATATGTTTTACAATCCTAGTATATATTACAGTCAAGCCTTTTCTTCACTTGAAATAAATAAGCAATTAGCTACCCTTGAGAATTTTGGCGGTATTTCTTTAAACGGTACGCTAACTAATAATTTAGAATCGGAACTTGATTCTGTTACTGTAAATAGTTATACAATGGGTAGAAAAACAATAACAAGTTTTACCCCGCCAGCAGGCTCAAAAAGACTTATAGTTTTATATAAAAATGTAGGAACCCTTTTAGATGATATTAGAATTTACAGAAGCTATGGAAATAATGGGACTTTAGCACAAAACCCAAATGCAGGAAAAAAAATAGTTGTGTGCGGGGATAGTGTAGCTCAAAATATCGAAACAGAAAGAGGCAAGGAAAGATTAAGAGATTCTCTTGGTTGTAAGGTTGATACTTATGCTGTTGGAGGTGCTGGGTGGTCAATAAATGCAACACCTTCTTGGGTTACAGCTCAAAATGTTTCAGGTGTTATGCAAGTAGAAGAATTGGTAAAACCAGCTTCTGAAACTTATGATATATATTGTCTTTCAGCAACTTTAAATGACCCAATAACACATAATAAACCGATAGGAGATTTTGATTACTGTAAACCTTATCTTTTAGATGGCTCTGACCCTGATTTTACAGACCCTAATTTAGACACGATGATAGGTGCTTTAAATTTCTCTATTCAAAGAATCTATGAGAAGAACTCTAATGCTAAAATAGTAATAGGAACAATGAACAAATGTTTTTTGACTATTCCAACAAGTGGATTTGGATTAGCTGCTGGATATGATCCTGACGACACAACTACAAATACAAGCGGAAGTACTTATTTTGAGTATATTCAAGCTATTAGAAAGTTAGGAGAAATATGGGGAATTCCTATCGTAGAAATTTATAAAAAAGCAGGAATTAACGAGTATAATAAAACAGTTAAAATGTTAGATAGTTATCACCCAACTGAAAAAGGATATGAGGGTATTTGGGGGTTATGGTATGAAGCTATTTTAAATTGTTAAATTATGAATATAAAAAATATATACAAGAGTTAGAACAATTCTTGTATTGACTAATAATTAATAATAAATAATAAATATAAAAATGAAAAAACAAATTTTAGACTTATGGGCTATAGATAAAAAGAAGCCTAATTAGTTTTAATATACCTATAAGTATAGATAATATACTTATAGGTCTATTTTATTTTATTAATCAATTAACAATATTAAATTATATGACTTCTAATACCCCACATCAAGAGAGTTTATTACTATTAATTAAAAATGCTTTATTATATTTTGTTAAAGATATTTATTTATGTACTGTTGGAATAAGTACTACTTTTATTGGTTACCTTTTTCCTATACGTAATATTGTACATTTAATGATAGGTTTTTTTATATTAGATGTATTATTTGGTTACTGGTCAGCAAGAGTAGTAAAAAAACAAAAATTTTCTGTTAAAATTATATGGGAACATACTGTTCCTAGAATGACAATTGCTATAGTATTAATTATATGTACTTTTATGTGGGATAAAGAATATCACCAAGATTATATATCTACACATAAAATTGTAGGTTGGTTTATATCTGGAGTATTATTAGCTTCTATAATTGATAATGGATATAAAATTACTAAATGGAATGCTTTTCCTCAATTAAGTAAACTTATTAAAGAAAAAACAAAAGAAAAAACTGGATTAGATATAGAATCCGATTAATTAATTAAAAAATTAATAAATGATAGATAAAAAAGAAACGTTTACTGAAATACGAAAAGAATTTGGTAAACTTAATCAAAAACAAGTAGAAGGTTTTGATGCCATATTTGATGCTTGGGATGAAACTGAGTATACTGATATACGTTGGTTAGCTTATATGCTTGCTACTCCTTGGCATGAAACAGGTACTACTATGCAAGCTATTGAAGAATGGGGTAAAGGTAAAGGTAAACCTTACGGTAAACAATTAAAGTATGCTAAGGATAAAAAAGGTAAGCATATACCCTATACAGACACGAAAGCTCTCTTCTATGGGCGAGGTTTGGTTCAATTGACTTGGTATGAATTATATAAATTAATGGGAGAAATATTAGGTATAGATTTATTAAATCATCCTGAATTAGCTTTAGATTTAAATATAGCTATATTAATTATGTTTGAAGGTATGCTTAAAGCTGATTCTAATATTGGAGATTTTACTGGTAAATGTCTTGAACATTATTTTAATTCTACAGTTAATGACCCTATTGGAGCAAGAAAGATAATTAATGGCTCTGATAAAGCTGAACTTATTGCTTCTTATCACACTAAATTTTTACGTTGTATAACACTTAAAACAAATAACATAACATGAAATATATTTTAATCTTAATTACCTTTCTTCTTATAAGTTGTGGTAGTACAAAAAATAAACAATCTTCTAGTATTAAAAAAGATACTCTTTCTATAAGTAATATTAATATTAATACTGATATTGTAGATAAAACTAATATTAAAAATACTACTTCTGTAACTAAAAAAGATACTATTACTACAAATAATAGTATTATTACTGATGAAACAAATATTAGTGTTAGTCCTACAGACTCTACTAAACCTACTATATTAGAAGATTCTAAAGGTAATAAATATATAGTAACTAATGGTACAATAAATATAAATAAAAAAAATAAAAAAGAAACTAGTCAAATTAAAGCTGGGTCTATTACTACTAATAATACTGAGCATACTGATAAATCTACTAAAACAGATAACTCTTCTGCTATAATTAATACAGAAAATAAAGGTAGTTCTGTAGAAAATAATAAAAATAAATTTAAACGTAATTGGAACTTATTTCCTTTATTTCTTATTTTAGTAGTTGGTACTATTATATATTTTAAACCATTTTTTAAGAGGATTTGGGGTATTGTTAAGTTATGGTTTTTTAAGTTTTAAATATCTTATTACAGTTGTTAATTCTATTACTAATCCCTCTCAATGAGGGATTTTTTATGTCCAAACTATACTCAAATACCCCGAAAATTCAGCAAAATCAGGGCATCCTGTGTCTTAAATTTCGTATCCATCCAAATACCTTATACGCAAAAATATTCGATTTAAAGCCTTAATTTAGCTTAATTTTTATATATTGTAGAGATTAAGTTTTACTTATATATATATAGGTATAAAAACAATAACTTTTAATATATATACTAGATGCAATCATTAAATGCAATATCGGAAAATATATCCTATCAATTAGGTGACCAATTTAATTCCACACTTAAAGAAAGTATTAAAGATACACTTATAATATATCGTTCTAAGTTCCTTAGAGATAGTGATATTAGGAATTTTGATGATATGACTGCTTTTGCTCAACAGTTAGCTGTTCCACTTATTAAAGTAGATTTATATACAGAATTAGGTGCAGGTGTTGCTAAACAAGCTATTTCTTTTATTACTATTGAGATTCCTAAAGAACAAACTTTTATGGTACTTAGAACTAAAGAAAAAGTACCTATGCCATATAGAAATCATTTAATGCATAGAGAACCTTTTAGATTTATTGGCGCATTTGATGGTAGTACTATGTTTCATTATACTACATTAGCTACATTAAGATATGACGCTATATTACCTAATAGACAAAATATTATATTTTATATTTATATAAAAGGATATATATATATTATTAATAATTTACGATGTAAAGATATTACAAATTCATTAGATATAAAAGAACTTTTTATACAAAGTATTTTTGATGACCCTAGATTAGCTTATAAAATATGTGATGACCCTTCTACTTTTATAGATGATAGACCTTTTCCTATGTCTAATGATTTACTTACTTTTATATATAGTTTAGTTAAGAAAGGTGAATTTATTCCGGGATATAGTACTAAAGACGGGCAAACTATTAATTTAAAACTAGATAGACAAGATGATAAATAATGCTACTATGTATGGTTTTTATAAAGAAACATTAACATACAAAGCTGATACTATTAATAACTCTTGTGTTATTACTCCTTTAGAAGAAGAATTAATGCTTGAATTATTTAACGATATTAAAAGCTTTCATCCTGAATATAAAGATAGAACTTCTATAGTAAATTTTACTACTGATGAGATTAAAAATTTAAGAATTAGTCCTTCTCAAAGTTTATTTGTAACTAATTATGTTACAGCATATAAAACTATAAGAGATAATAAAATTAAAGCTAAAGAAGTTGCTAAAATAAGACTTACTTTAACTCAATTTAGTTTTATATTAGCTACTTTTAATAAATTATTATGGAAAGCTATAATAGACGAAGCTTATATGTTTAAGTATAGTTTAATTGGACGTATTCATGCTGTTTGTAGACAAAATGCCTCTTGTAAACCTAAAATGAATTGGCAAGCTTCTCTTAATAATAGAAAAGCTATATTAAATAAAGGCGGTATTCCTAGAGTAGAACTGGATGCCCGTAGAGCAGAATTTTATAACGAACAGTATGAAGGTGAAAGATGGATAGAAAAACATGAACCTTTTAATGTATCTATTATATGGAAAAGAACAGCTTATTCTGTAGGTCAAATACCAAATAGTAGAGATTTTGCTATGAAACTTGTTAAATCTAATTCCGGTGATGGAGTAATAGAAGCTCTTAAACAAGAAAGAGATAATAATAGATTAGATGATTTAATAATTAAATATAAACGTAACCATGGTTAATGTTATAGAAATAGAAAATTTAGAAGCTAAATTTATTCGTGAATTTGGTATTAAAAACTTATCTTATGTAATAGATTTAGAAGTATGGGCTAGAGAGGGAATATATGATATGAGAATACCTAATTTTTATCAAGTTAAAGATAAAGAACTTACTATTGTTAATGGTAGAGCAAAAATAGGTTGTGCTTCTGATATGTTAATTGGTGCTTATTTCTATACGGATAACACGAACAACTTCTCTACTACGGGCAGTTATGAACTACTTATTAGAAATGATAATAGTCTAGGTTCTGTAGGATTACCTTGTGCTGGTAATATATACGCAAGTATAGCTAATGGTTATATACACGTTAAACAAGAATCTGGATATATTCGTTTATTTTATAAAGATGTACCTACTGATTGTAATGGTAAAACTTTAGTTCCTAGTAATTCTAAAGTTCAAAGAGCTCTTATGTATTACTTTATATATAGAATGGCTTTATCAGGTCATGTACATCCTGTTATTGATTTTCAAACAGCTTTACAATTATGGGAAAAAGAATACCCTGCTGCTGGTAATGATGCTTCTTGGTTTACTGAACAAGAATTACAAGCTTTTACAGAAATGTGGACTAATCCATTACTTGGAGATTTACATAGAAACAATTATATACATTAATAAATATGGAAAACTTTGAAGGAATGGTACGAAGTACTACCAGAGATAAAAATCCTCCAAATACTTGGGAATTTGCCCGTAATATTTTATTATCTAAAAGTAAAACTAATATAGTAAATGAAGATGGTTTTGATTATATACATCCTATTCCCGGTGACTTTATTGGTAAAATAGAAACAAATGAAGAGATTATTTACTTTAGTGTAGATGGTCTCTTTTCCTGTATAGGATACTATAAAACTAATCTATTAGGTAGTACTTATATACCTGTAATTAGAAGTATTCATTTAGGTTTTAAACTTAATAGGCCTATAGAGGGTATTTCTTTTTATAACTATAAAAAAGAACTTATTATTTTATTTTGTGATGGTGTTTTTCTAGATAGTAATACACCTAAATTAATTAATGTTACTAATATAGGTGTAGATTTAGATGTTAATTTAGAATTAGTGGATTCGGCTGATTTAGGTCAACTTGAATTATATAATCAAATTTTAAATGCTGATATTGATACTACCTATTTAGATAATGGTACTTTAGAAGCTGATGTTGCTTATATTACTTATGCTTATGTATTACCTGATGGAGTATCAACTACTGCTTATTTACCTTTAATTGAAGTATCTTATCCTACTACAGGATTTAGACAAGATTTAAAAAGAAATTTACAAATAGATTTTACAAGATTAGACCCTACATATAATAAACTTAAAATAGGGTTAGTAATTAAAAGTAATGATGGTATATTTGGATATGAAAGCTCTATTAGAAGTTATACAGGAACAGACTATTCTACTATTGTATCTACCTTATCTGCTTTTACTTCTGTTGCTGCTGATTCTTTGATTATACCTGTAGCTGTTTATAATAGAATTAGAACAATATCTACTGTTAATTCACAAGTAGTAATAGGTAATTTAGTAGGACAAGAAGAATTTCCTTTTCAAAAATATGCTAATATGCTAGAATTAGGATTAAGATATGATATAAGAAATGAGAAAGAACATACTAATCCTATATTATGTCCTGATGATGTATATGCTTTTTATATATCATTAGAATTATTAGATGGCTCTTTCACTAAAGAATTCCATATTCCTGGTGCTGTTGCAAATCCTGTTAATAACGAACTTGTTGACTTAACTGATGCAGATTTAATTGCTTTAGGATTAAATGATTTAATAGGTACTGATACTTATAAGAGATTTAGGATATTTAATACAGGAGGTTTTCAAACGTTATCTCCTATAGGTAATCCTGTATCATCTGATATGTCTAAACTTAATTGGGGCTATTGGGAAAATCAAGAACTTTATCCTAATAGTGATGAATATAATAGTACTATTGATTATACTGGTGCTCTTTTAACTGGACAAGATTTACGAGGTACTAATATTAAATACCATAGAGTTCCAGGTTTAGATAATCTTGTTAAAGGTTTTCCTTGTATTCTAGGTTATACAGATAGAAATAATCCTGAAATGATAGGAAGTACTGGTGCTTTTTTTCAAGGTGCTATACCAGCTTTTGCTGTAGAAGTTACTAATTTTGATACTATTATTCCTGCTGAAATAAGAAATAAAATTCAAGGGTATAAATTATCTATAGTTAAAAAAAGTCAAGGTAGTTCTCTTATTGAAGATATTAATTTTATTAAACAAGCTAGAGTAACTCATCAAGATACGGACGCAGGTATACAAGACTTTATGACTACTCCTTATATTAATGACCCTAATAGTCATAATTATAACTTTTCTCAATATGGTTTAAGTTATATAAGAAGCGTTAATCTTTCTATAAATAAATCAACTGTTATAGGTAAACTTGTTAAAGCTAATTACGGAGTAAATAGTGCTCTTATTAGAGCTACTAGTGGTGGAGACGGTAATGAAGAAATAGATACTAAAGATTTTACTTTTATATACGGTAATATAGGAGGAATAAGTGTATTACCTTTTAGTTCTACTGTTCTTCCTATGTATTTACGTATTCCTGATACACAAAGATTTGCTGTAATAAAAGATGTATCTTATTTACCCGGAAATAATATACCTGCCGGTACATTATTAGGAGAAGAAACTATAGTACTTAAAGCTCATAATACTTTAGCTTTACCAGATCCAACTAGTAGTTTACCAACTATACCTACTAGATGGAATCCTTTACTTATGGTTATTCCTGATGATTCTCTTGATAGTATTACTTTAACTATAGATGCTTTTACGCCTAATGTAGGTTATGTGCCTTATACATATTCTACAGGAAGTACTTCTGCTTTAAATGCTATTGATGTATCTAGTACTTTTATTAATCTTCTTAAAGATGTTTATCCTGGTTTTAAACCTAAAGATTTTATAACTATAGGTAAAGTATCATTAAGAACTATTCCTAATACTTTATCTGAAAATTTAATAAGAAATTGTGGAGATACCTTTACACATAATTTATATAATACTATTGTATCAAGGGCTGTAGGTAATGATGCTACTGGTAGAATAATATATAATCAATATGTAGCTAAAGGTATAATAAGTACTACTAATAATTCTGAAGTTTATATGACTAAAGATAGAGATTATGGGATTGCTTACGATACCTCTGATGCTTCTACTAAATTTAGTGAAATGTTAACTTTTAATTATAATAAAACTATATTCAATTCTCCTATTTTTAATAGTTTAAATGATTTATATATAGGTATTCTATTTGATATTGATATTATAACTATTAATTATTTCCCTTATAGAATAGCTTTTTCATTAAAAATACAATCTGAAAATCTAAGTATTAATAATGTAAGAACTTTTCTTGCTAATTCTTATATTGATATGCTTAATGATAGAGGGGAAGTTGTAGCTTTAAGAGGTAGTAATAAAGTTCTGTATATACATCAAAAATTTAGTTTATTTACTGCTACTATTAAAGATAAATTAACAACTGTCGAAGGTACAACTTATTTAGGAGAAGGAAGTTTATTTGATAGAACTCCTGATGAAGTATTAGATGCCAGTAATAAAGGATATATAGGTTGTACTAGTCAATTTGCTTCTATAATATATAAAGATGGTTATATTTGTTATGACCAAATTAAAGGTAAAATTTTTATAGTTAATACTAGAAATGCCATAGAAATATCTAAACAAGGTTTATCTATTTATTTTAGTGAAAATAGTAATACGTTTGATAAATATCATAGTATAGATAGATTTAGTAATATACAACCTTTAGATAATCCTTATCAACAAGTAGGTTATATTATTGGTTTTGATGATAAATATAATAGATTATTAATAACTAAAAAATACTTTAGATTTCTTAAACCATTAAATGTTATTGTAGAACCTTTTACTGTATATGTATTTGATGGGGAATGGTATTATAGTCAATATACCAATGCTGCTCCTACTGTTATTACTAGATTAAATTATAGAGATACTGATAATTTTGCAGAAGAATCTAAAACCTTTTCTTATAATCTTGATACTAATACTTGGATATGTGAACACGATTACTTTCCAATATGTTATCCTACTACTAATTTAGGTTTGTATGCTATAAGTTCTGAAAGTGACTTATATAAAACTAATAGTCTTATTACAAAAGGTTTATATTTTGGTGTTAAATTTAAAAGTTATGTTGATTTAATATTTAATACTCGTCATGATTTATCTAAAATATATCAAAGTGTAAGTTGGACTACTATAACAAGAGATAGAGCAACTAATGCTATTTTATTCTTTAAAACTATTGATGCTATTAGATTATATAATAACTATCAATGTACTGAATTAATAGAATTACTTCCTGATACTTTAAGTCTTGATAGAAATGTTGAAGGTGTATGGAATTTTAATGAGTTTAGGGATATGGTCATTAACAGAGACTTGCCCATAGTCGATAAATACGGTTCGATTATAGAAAGTAATATAAATAATAACAGAAGTTGGTTTGAAAAGTCAAATTTTATTCATACATTTATAGTTGTTCGAATGATTATGAATAATACTGATAACAAAGAAGTGACTATTCAAAATGTGAATATTAAGAGTAGAATAAGTGATAGATAAGTATTAATTTAATAATAAAGAAATTATGTTACAACCTAAGCGTAAAATGGTAAAACCAAATATACCAACTTCTATTGTTGAAAATAGAAAAGGTAAAAATAAATATAAAGCAGAAGATACTGAAGTAGTTAAAGCTGCTAGTGGGGCACAATTATTAGGTGCAGTTGCACCTATGGCTAATCTTATTCCTAGAGTAGGTACTATTGCTGCTCCTTTATTAAGTGGAGTAGCTTCTATGTGGGGAGCAAGTGATGCTAAAAAAGAACAAGCTAAATTATTGAAAGAACAATCAGAAGGTATGTTTAATCAAAAGAGTATAGAAGATGCTTATGCTTTAGATAATTATAATACTAAAGGTGTTAATGATATATCTAGATTTAATAAAGGAGGAAAAATAAATAAAACACCTCAACCTGATATTGCTACTTCAGTTTATAATAGAGCTAGTACATCTGTTACTTATTTACCAACTGTTAAAGTTGATGATATAGTTAAATTACCTTCTTCTCCTACTAATACTACATATACACGTGTTAATATTAGACCTAGAGAACGGCTAATGTCTTCTCTTCCAAGATTAGAAGTAGGAGGAGTTATAGAAGAAGAAGAGACACTATCGAATAAACCTTCTACTACGGGCAAGTTCGACACCGTAGGTGGAGATTTACTACCGATATCTGATGATGCTCAAGTAGTATCAGGTAATACTCATAAAGAAAATAAAATAGATGGTTCTTATGGTGTTACATTATCTGCTGATGGTCAACCTATTGCTAACGTAGAAGATAAAGAAGTTATTGTAGATAATGATTTAGTTTTTAGTGATAAACTTAAAAAAGGTAAAGATACTTTTGCTGATATAGCTTTAGGCGTTAATGCTAAAATAGGAGAATTACAAGATAAACTTAAAGGTGCTAAATCTAATGCTGAAAAATTTTCTTTAGAGAGAACTATACAAGGATTAGAAAAAACTAATCAAAATCTATTTAATGAACAAGAAATAGTTAAGAGTAATACAGTAGGAGAAGAAGTAGAAACTGTAAAAGTAGAAGATGGTATTGTACCTAAAGGGGCTACAGGTTTAAATCTTGTATCAGAATTAAAATCTAAATCTTATAATAAATATGCTTATCCAAAAGTTACCGCTTCAACTAATATACAAGGTGCTCCTGTTTATTATAAAGACCCTTTATTAGGTATAGGAGATAAAAAGCCTAATGTATTGGGACAAATAGCACCTTTATTAGCTGATAATATTACTAATGCTATATTAACTGCTAACGCACCTAAACCGGGTAAAGTTATACCCCGTAAAACACCAATATTTGATACTACAGTAAATGTTAATCCTCAAATAGCAAAAATAGAAAAAGCAGTAGGAAGTGCTTCTGATGAAATTAGAGGTAATACAAGTAATTCAAATGTAACTAGAGCTAATATTGCTGCTACAAAACTTAAAGGAGCAGAATTAGCTAGTGATGTTTATGCTAGACAAGAAGAAGCTGAGAAAAGCCTAAAAAATAAACAAATAGAAGCTGTAACTAGTACAGCTAATCTTAATGCTGGTTTACAAGAAGATTATAATACTAATGTACGAGAGCATATGTTACAACAAAATGCTAGTCAATCTAGAAATGTTGTTGATGTTGTACAAGATTATAAAGATGTTAAAACAGGAGAACTTCAAGATAAACAAAATCAAGATATTGTTAATCTTTCTTTAATGGATGACCCTACAGGTGAAAAATTAAGACGTTTTAGACGTTTAGGTAAAAATTTATCTACAGAAGATAAAGTGATGCTATTACAAGAAATAAATAGAAAGAAATAATCTTAATAATATTAATATTAATTATAATGGCAAAACAAAGATATAGTACAGGAGTTGATTCCTTGTCTTATAATACTTCAGGACTTCCTTATGTAGCACCCCCTACTAAGGAAATTTTGACGTTTTTAGACAAAGGCGAAGAGCGTTATTTAAAGACTAAACAAAATCTTAATTTAGCAGATGAATTACAAAAGACTATTAAATATAATCCTGTTAGTAAAGGTATATATGATGAATTAGTTTCAGAAGTAGATTTAGCTACTAGTAGTATTACCCCTGAAAATTATGCTGATAAAGAATTAGATTCTGCACAAGTTGCTCATGATATTGCTAATAAATTTGGGGGTAGAGAATTACAACAACAACAAGCTGCTTATTCTGCTGCTCAATCTGAAATAGATAAAGCAGAGAAAATAAGACCTGAAAAAAAAGATTATTATCAAGCTTTATTAGCTAGACAACTTAAACCTATTACTAGAGATACTTCTGGTGCTTTTAATGTACCTGGTGTAGGGGTTCCTACTATGGTTCAAGATATAGATTTATTTGATAAAGCTGATAAATTATTAACAGGTTGGAAATCTAGTGGTACTTATGTAAAAGATAGTAACGGTAGATTATCTATAGACCCTGGTGTTCTTGGTCAAATGGGTATTACTAAGACAGAATTTGCTGATGAAAAAGAACTTTATGATACTGTAATAAATTATTTAGGTAATGACCCTACTAATAGAGAATATCTTCAAAGTGAAGCTGATTTTAGTTTATTTAATAAAGAAGTTACTCCTGATTATCTTAGAAATACTTTACCTGATAATATATTGAAAAGCTATTTTCCATCTAAAGACCCAAAAGATGTTACAGCTTTAGATATACAAAATCTTACAGGTGGTGATGAAAATATGTTAAAAGATATGGCTAGCCATGGTATAGTAAGTAATCAAATGAATCAAGTAGGTTCTGCTTTAGCTAATAAACACGGATTTAAAGAAGAAACTAAAACTTTTTTTACAGATCAAGAATACGCTGAAAGCATAAAAGCTAAATATGTTGTTAAAAAAACAGGAAGTAGTGATGGTACTCCTAATGAAGCAATGGGACAATTAGTTATTCCACAAACTGCTACTACTATGCAAATAGGTAATCCTACTATATATGATAATTATAAAGCACAAGAAAATGAAGCTATTACTAATTATGCTAATAAAAGAGAAGAAGTTCTAAAATTAGAAGCTGAATATAATACTGCTACACCTGACCAACAATTATTACTTAAAGAAAATGTAGCTAAAGCTAGAGAAGAAGTTGCTATTGCTGACCAAGAAATTCAACGTGCTAGACAAGCACAAAATAATCTTACTAAAGGTACTATGAAATTAGCTACAGATAAAGGGGTTAATGTTGATAAAGCTTATACAGAAAACGCTATTCTTATATCTAATGATAATGCTGCTGCTAATAGAAAAGTTGCTCAACAATATGGTTATAGTGCTGATGTAACTAATTTGGTTAAACCTAAATCTAGTAATGAAGTATCTATTAATGTAAAAGGAAGAGTACATACTTTACCTATATTAACAGCTGACCCAGCTAGTGCTGCTAAACGTATGTTAACTCGTGATTATGTAATAAAAGATGGTAATTCTTATAAACTTTATCATAATGCTGAATCTCCAGAATTAATTAATAATTATACTCAAGGACAAAAAGGTTCTACATTTAATAGTTTAAGTAATAATCTTATAGATACTATAGGTTTTAATAAATTACAAGATAATCCTTTTAATAAACAAGGAATTAAAGATAATAGTTTATCTTTTAAAAGTAATCTTATAACTAGACCTACTGGTAGTGATTTTAAATCTATGGTTTCTCAGTTATTTATGAATCCTGATACTAAATTTCCAGGAGTACCTGATAAGACTGTAGCATTAGCTAAAGAAGAAGCTAGTAAAATTAAAAAAGTAGCTAAACCTGGAGATGTACAAGTAAATCAAACTTTAGATTATCTTTATGTACCTAGTGATGTTAAAAAGGGTACAGCGGCTAAACGTTTATATGACCTTGGAAAAGTTATAGATAAAACATTAATAAGTGATGGTGCTCAATATAAAGTTCGTAATAATGAAGGACAATGGGAAACTTTACCTTTATACGTTGCTTCTTTAGGTTTAGAATTTAGTGATGAACATATTGACTTTTCAAAACTTAGAACAGGTATAATGCTTACTAGTGATAGAAAATATGGACAACAATATAATATACCATTACCTTTAACAGCTAAAGGAAGAGCGGCTTTAAAAGAATCAGGGAATGAACCTTTTGCTTTAGCTGGTACATTAAATCTTACAGCTGTAAGCGCAACTGGTAGAGATAATCCTTTTAATAAGAATGTAACAGATGCAGTGTATAAAGCTTATGTAGAATCTTATGGTAATACTTTACCTAGTGGAGAAGAAGCTAGACAAGCTTTTGGTCAAGTTACTTTTGATAATAGTCCTTATGCTAAAGATTTTTATGGTTTAAATTTATATACTTTAGGTCACGGTGCTACTACTCAATATAAATTACCTGATGGTAACGATATTAATATTACTGCTGTTAAACGTTCTGCTACCCCTGATAAATTAGGAGATAATGACTTTTTTATATCTAATGCACAAGGGGATATTTTTGCTTATGATGCTCAAATTGGTAAAGATAGAATGGTATCTAAAAAAGAATATGAAGCAGATACAAGCGCTAAATTATATAGACGTAAATTATTTGCTAGTCCGGAAGATATTGGTGGTTTAATCGGTAAAAGTTTATTAGACCGTAGAGCCTTATATAATAATAATAGTTCTATGCAAACTAATCAAGTTAAAACTACTGGTAGTTCCTATATAGTTAAACCTGATAGTGTAATATCAAATGAACATAGAACTAGTGTTAATAATACTACTAAACAATATGGAACCTCTGCTTCTCCTAGACAAATAAAAACATATAGTGGTAAAGAAGTTACAGTTAATAGTAGAATTAACCCTTCTCAAATGACTTATATTAAGGATTTAGTACCTGGTAAAATTAAACCTAATGTCTATCCTTATTTTAATAATACTGTAGCTAATGAAGCTGTTAAGATAATTAATGATTATGATTTATATGTAACAGATGCTTATAGACCTGATAGTATTAATAAACAAAGAAAAGAATCTGCTAAAGATAGTTTACATCAATATGGTAAATCTATGGACTCTCGCTATAATGAAGGTGCTAAAAAACTATTAGCAGATTTATCTACTAATCCTCAAATGGCTAAAAACTTAGGTATATCTTATGCCTTTAAACACACTGTAGATGGTGTTTCCCATCTTCATATAGATTTTGAATAAATAACTTAATTTAATTTTACATACATTATGGCTTTAAACAATGACACAAATCAAGGCGACAATCTTGAGTCAAACCTAATTGAAGATTCTACTGGTATCGTAGGTGCAAAAGACTTATCAGATATTAAGCCAATAGAAGAAGTTAAAAATAAAGAACTAGAAGCCAAAATAAAGGCTCAAGTAGCAGACTTTACTCCTGCTAAAATTGAACCTTCTGTTAAGATATTACCTCCTGAGTATTCAGGGGGTAAATCTGTTTCTAGCCCTACCACTCAAGAAGTAGTAGATAAATATGGTAAAATTCCAGATAATGAAAAACGTATAATTACATCTTCATCTGATACTGCTCCAGAGTTATCTCAACCTAGTTTTCTTGATACTATTGTTAAAGTCGGGCAAGGTGATACTAGTATTAGTCGTCCTATTGACCAGTCTATTAATTATGATGAATATAAAGATTACTTATCTAAGAATCATTCTTACTTTGATACTGAAACAGGGTTAGATAAACTTAGGGCGCAGAATCAAAGTGAAGGTATGCAAGTTTTAAATGCAGGATTAAGAGTTCTTGCTAATGTTATACCTGAAGGTATTAAACAAACAGCTAATGCTTTTGATTTAGAACATTTAAATGCTGCTGAAGATGGTATAGGTAATATAGTTGCTGATACTATGACTGAATGGCAAGATTCTGTTAAAGATACTTTACCTATTTATAGAGAAAATCCAGGTAAAGCCTTAGACTTTACTGACCCTGCTTATTTAGCTGAAACTTTAGAAAGTTTAGTAACTAGTATAGGAGGTTTTGTATTAGCAGGTTATGCTACAGGTGGTGCAGCAAGTACAGTGGGTAAAGCTATTGGTGGAACAGTTGAATTAGCTTCTACTATTAATTTAGGTAAAAAAGTAACTGATGGTATTAAATCTTCTACATCTTTTCAAAATGCTTTAGCTAGTGCTAAAGCTGCTAATATAGGTTCTAAAGCTGAATCTCTTGCTGTTAACTTTTTATTAAATCAAGCAGAAGGTAGAGGTATAGGTGCACAAGTATATGCTGATGTATACCAAAGAGAATATAATACTGCTTTAGCTACTGGTAAGTCATTAGAAGAAGCTAAAGAAATTGGTAAAGATAAAGCAGGTAAAGCTGGTGTAGCTGCTATTAACTTTAATAGAGTTACAATGCTTCTTAATGTTACTTCTTCTGATTTATTTTTACAATCTCCTAAAAATGTTGGTAAATTAATTGAAAAAGGAGGAGTTAAACAACTTTTAAAAGAAGGTGGACAAGAAGCAGGAGAAGAATACATTAATGATTTAGCTCAAATGTATGGAGAAGGTTTAGATACTGATAAACCATTAACATTTAAAAATTCTATTGCACATTTAGCTACAGCTGAAGGTATAGAATCTCCTATATTAGGTTTTATTGGTGGTGCTGGACAAACTGCTTTAACTAAAGCAGGTAAATATATTCAGTCTTCTTCCAATGAATCTTATATGAGGCATTTTAATCAGTATATAATGGAGCACCCTATAGATGGTGCTAATAAAGATTCTATTATAGCTTCTGCTACTAATTATGCACAACAACAAGCTGATAAAGATAAACCTTTAGGTTTTGTTAATAGAGGTAATGCAAGTGCTGATAGAACTTCTACTGCTCAACAACTTGAATCTTTATATGTTGCTCAACAATCTAATTTAGAAGATTATAAAAAGGCAACTTTAGCTGATAGTATGAATGACGTGGTAAATGCGACCATTTCCAGCTCATTTTCAGTCGATTTAATGAATCAAATTAAAAACGACCCCACAATGCTCCAAGAGCAAAAAGATAATCTCTTAGAACGTTCCCTGTTAAGCCACCAAGCTTATATCGCACTTCAAGTTGGCACAGAAAATCAACTTAAAGATTTGTATCGTACATATGCAAATATGGATGAAGATACAGCTAAACAAAGAGGTATGTTTAATGGTGAATCTAAAGATGATATTAATTATTATAAAAATAAAGCAGAAAGAGCTATTAAAAGTATAGAGAATTTTGAGAAAAATTATACTAGTAGTAAACAATATGTTAATAGTGGAGAAGTATATGACAGATTAAATAATAATTATTTTAATGTTAGAGATGTTGAAGAGTTAAGTAAAAAACATAATGAATTACTTTCTAATATTAATGAATTCTCTCGTGATTTATATGAACAAGAAGGTAATGAAGAAGCTTTAGAAGATGTAGCAAATAGAAGTGCTGAAGGTAAAGCTATTGTACATCCTAGTTTATGGGAGTCTAAAATGGAAGAAGACTTTAAAGATATACAAAAAGCTTTAAAAGTTGCTAAAGATAGTAGAGTTAAAAATGCTATACAACTTAATACTATAATGTCTACTAAGTATAATCAAGAACTTAGTGAAACTATTAATTTATATAGAATTAAACAACAAGGAGAAAGAGTTAAAAAGAACAAAGTTGCAGGAATAAGTAATACATTTGGTAAAGTATTTAGTAAAAGTAAAGAAGTAGAAAATCGTGCTAATACTGTAAAAGAGCCTAAGACAACTAAGTCGAATGAGTCTTCTACTACGGGCAAGGCACAAACGACAAAAGCTAAACCTACATCTGTACCTAATAGTACTCAAGTAGCTCCAACTGCACAAAATAATTACACTCCTCCACTTGTTAGTAATACTACTACACAAAATAATAGTGTTAATGATGTAAATAATAATCCTGATTTATTCAGTTTTAGTTATTCTGTTCCAGGTGCTAGTGATGTTATGAAATCTTTTATAGCTTCTGATAATAAAAAGATTCATGTAATATTAAAAAGTCAATATTCTTTACAAGCTAAAATAGATAAACTTAATGAAATACTTAGTGATAAAATTAATTATGAAATTAAGGAAACACCTTTAATTGCTCCAGATGGCGAAGCTGTAACTCAAAAATCTATAGATGTTATACAGGCTAAAATAAAAGAATTACATAATTATAAAGAAGATTTTTCTCCTGATGTAATTGATGAACAACAAGCTTATGAAAGTGACATAGTAGATTTTGGTTTAGATTTAGAGGAATATCAATTGAATGTTGCTAATAGAGCAACTGAAGATGGTGATATAACTACTAGTACTTTTGATGTACTTACTTCTAAGTTTAATATTTATAGTGCTATATTAGATCAAATGGCTAAGAGAGGTATAGATACTACAAGTCTTGATGATGTAATGACAGAATTTAAGACTATACTAGGTACTAAATTACTTAAAGCTGAATTTAATTCTTTACAAGGATTATTTAACTTTGCTAACAATACTACTGAGAATAGTACTTATGCTGATTTATTTAATTCTGATAAAGATAATAATAATGATTTAGATAATTTTAATAAATTAGCAAAAGTTAATATTCAAACTGGAGAGTTTACATATGATTTAGATAAAGAATCTAGAATGGCTATGCAAACTACTAAACAAGGTATTATTATAAATAATCCTGATACTGAAGTTAAAGGTTTAGCTTACCCTATTTATAATGAAATAGGTAGAGATAAAATAGCATATCTTGCTCAAAATTATTCTAAAGTTATTACTAAACAAACTAATGAAGACGGGCAAGAATATTATGAAGTAGATAAAGTTACTGTTGAAAATACTATCAATTCTGCTTTAGACCCTACTGTATTAGAAGAAGATTATTTTAAAGAAGGAGATAGTATTACATTTATACCTTTGGATTCCTTTACAGATGAAGAGGGGAATGTCGTTCTAGCGAAAGACTTGCCCGTAGGAGAAAGACCTATCGGGGTTATCAAAGATGGGGAGTTAGTTAAAGGTTTATATTTACATACAACTTCTTGGATTACTGCTGAAAATATTACTAATACACCTGCTAATATTGAAGCTGATAGACAATCTTTATTTAATTTACGTGAACGTATTATTAATGGAGAACAAGTTACTACTATAATTAATGATGTAACTACAGGGGCTCCTATTTCTAGTGCTAATGGGGAAATGAATACTTTTGCTAATGAATTTCCTGAACACCCTGTTGGTGTAGTACGAAATGGACAATTAGAATTAGCTAATGGTAGAATAGAATCTTATCCTGAATTTTTACATTTTGATGAAGGTGATGTTGTATCTATTGTTAATGGCTATTATTATTATGGTAGTAGAACTAGATTATTTAGTCCTATGAGAGTTGCTATTTTATCTAGTTTAACTGCTTTTGCTACAGCTACTCATACACAAGGTTCTGAATTTTTATTAAATAAAACAGGTAAAGATTTACTTAAACCTAAAGGAGTTGAGTCATATTTACGTGATTTTATCTATACTGCTCCTATTGCTATTGATAATGTTTATCCAACTAATTTAGAAGAATTTAGAAATGCTTTACAAACTATAGGAGAAGATAGAGTTATTGTTAATTTTATTGGTAATAGTTTTTATATCGGTAGGGGTGGAGCATTAGATGTTTTTACTTTATCTGCCGGACAATATAAAGGTAATGCTGAAGCTTTGGAATATGTACTCTCTCAAATTGAGGCTTTGCTACAAGATGCCTATGCTAACGTTAGTTTACAATCCTTAACTAGTAATAATCCATTACATATTATTAGTGAACAAGGAGTATCTAAAACTTTTGATACTTATGAAGATTATGTAAAACAAGTTTCTGTTTCTCCTTATGTATCTATTACACTACCAAGTGGAAATAAAATTACTACTATACAAAAAAGAGTAAGTTTTGATATTCCCGATATAGAACAAAATTCTGATAAAGTAGCTAGTACTGTAACTAAAAAAGGTACACCTAAAAAACCTAAAACTAAGAAAGAAATTATTACTACTGAATCAGGTAAACAACAAGTTATTGAATTTACAAGTTTAGATACTGATAGTAATGAAATTAATTTTGATGATGTTACAGAAGATTTTAGTCCTTTAGTTATTAACACTTCAGATATGTCACCTGATGTACAAGATGAAGCTTTAGAGTCCCCTTCTTATATAAATGGTATTTCATTAGAATTACAAGAAGCTGTAGTACATGATTTAGTACAAGAATATTATAATTTATTATTACAAAATAGAGGTATAGATGTTCCTATAGTACCTTTAGAACAATTTTTTGATTCTAAAGTAGCTTTTTTTAATGATGTAGTTGCTAAAGCGGAAGCTATTAATCATCCTAATTATAATAAATTAGCTTTACAAGTTCAAACTATTACTAATAATAAAGCGCAATTTCTTAATATAACTAGACAACAATTAACTAGTGAATTAAAAGTTAAAATTACTGATACAGCTTTAGTTTTAGAACCTGTTGATGTAGATATTAACACTACTTTAGAAAATGTAGATGCTCCTGATGGTGTAGAATTAGAAGATGTACAAGAAGATTCTAGAATTTATTCTATGAATGAATTTGCTATAGACCCTAAAACTCAATTAAGTTATGAAATAAAAGCTTTATTGTATGGAGTTATAGATGCTAAATTAGCTTATAAAGAAGGTGTACCTAATATTGTTCCTAGAAAATTAGGTTTACAAATTCCTTTATATGTAAATCCTAATGCTGTTTATCAAGATTTAATGATGTTATTCTCTAAATCTAGTATAAATGATGGTATGGATACTTCTAATTTTTCTTCTAATCCTGATTCTGCATTATTACCTAAGATTCAAATAGCTATTGAAATATTAAAATCTCAATATACTACTAAACCTTATTATGCTAATGTTGTTAAGAAACTTGAAGTTTTAGATACTAAAACTCAAATACAATTTATTACTACTTTTAATAAAAATAATACTGACCATTTAAAAGTAATAGAATATGTAGATAAATCAGGAGAAGGAAAAGCTTTAAGACTTATTAGAAATAATAATCAAAATGCTCATGACCAACTTATAAGTTCTTGGAGTGAAACAGTAAAAGCTATTGGTGGATATATACCAGGAGTTAATAATATAGAATTAGATGATAAGTTATACCAAGCTTTTACTAATGCTTATAATCAAATGGCAGGTAATGTAGCTTTACATACTTATGATAATTTTAAAGTATTATTTGCTTTAGTAGGTATAAATTTATCTGTAGATGCTTTTGAAAAACTTCGTGATGGTACTTATGTAAATGGTCGTATTAAATCTATAACACAACAATTTGAACATACAGATGGTTGGTTAAAAAGAATGAAAGATAGACTAGTTTTTATTAAAACTAATAACCTTGATGCTAATACTCTTCATAATAATGATGTATTTAAGGAACTTGCTGACTTTATTTTAAAGTTTGAAAAATCTGTATTTAATACTTCATATAAGAATGGTAATGGTGATACTATTTATGGTGTTACTAATAACCGTTATTTTATGGAAAGACTTACTGGATTAAAGAATAATGCTAAGTTGTTAAAACAATTAGCTAATAATGCGTTTTCTTCTAAATCTTCTTGGTTATCTGAATTACTAAATTCAAACAACGGTACAGTTAATAAAGGAAAGTTTCATTCTACTTTTAGTTATAATACACTAGATAGCTATACTACTAGAGCAAATAATAAGACTAAAATGGTTGATAGTATGAATAGAAAAGAACTTATACAACTAAGTTTAAGTTTATTCTATAATGGTGGAGAAAGTTTATATAATAAAACTACTCCTATACATACTTTCATTATACCTGCTTTATCAGATAAAAGTAATATGTTTACTGTTAAGGCTCCTGGAAGATTTTATAATATGGTAAATAATAAACTATCTGAACAAGATTTAACTTATTTACGTACACAATTATTTGAAGGTGAATTTCATAGAATAGTACAATCTACTGTTAAAGGTAATATAGGTACTAAAGGTTATGACCAAGGTTCACGTAAATTTTTAATGTTTCCTGAATTTAATAATATAGATGGTTTATTTATAGATGGTAACATTAATACAGAAGCTTTAGGGGATAGTGAATTAATAGAACGTATTAATGATAAAATTAATGATTATATCAGTAATATAATATTTAAGACTTATCAAGATTGGTCTAATTTAGGTTTACTAAGACAAGGTAAAGAAAATGTTTATTCTGATAAAATGTCTTTTATAGATACAGCTTATGCAACTGTAAGTAAATCTAATCCTAATAACTCTTTACAAGAAGCTTCAAGTGTAGTATTAAATTATACTGTTAATTATCTTGTTGCTAATGCTAATATGCAACAATTAATATTTAATGACCCTGCTTTTTATTATAAAAAAGGTAAAAGAAATAGTGAAACAGGTGCAGATATTACTACTGATATAGCAGAAACTTGGGATAATGTTACTAAACGGTATGCGGCTGTAAATGGGGGTAAAGATGATTTTGGTTTTCCTGCTGGTAGTAAATTTAGTGTACTTAGTATTAATGATACAAAAGTAACAAGTAACACTCTCGAATATCTATCTTCTCTATGGGCAGGTCATGCCTTAGAAAAAGAAGTTATAGACACATATTCTAATATGGAACCTGGAGATGCACAAGAATATACTTCTTTAGAAGAGCATTTAGATAGAATGGTATATAGTTCTATGATAGCAGAAGATAAAGCTAAACGTATATTAACTACTTATAATAAAACAGGTAAAGTAAGTAAAAAAGATTTAGGTGCTTTATTAATTAACTTTAAGCCTTTATATTTTAATACTTTTATGGGTACTAAAGGTGTAATGGAAACTGTTTACATTAAAACCTCTAGTTTTCCTTTAATTAAAGAACTTACTAAAGGTACACAGTTAGATGAATTAAGAGAGTATTTAGATAATCCTAAAAATAAAGTTAAAGTAGCTGTATTTGCATCTGGTATTAAAGCTGGTAACCCTGCTGAGAGTTTAGATTTATTTGATTCTAAAGGTAATATGATTTCTGGAGCCTTAAAAGGTAAGTTAGATAACTTTATTCTTAAAGATTTACCAAGAGAAGGTCACGGTAATCAACAATCTAATCCGGATAAAAGTAAATCTACAGTTATTAATGATGGTACTCAACAAGCTAAATTAATATTTACTAACATACTTGATGTACAAGGTTTTAAAAATCCATTTGGAGAAGGAGAAATTGGTGGTAGAGATTTAGCTACTATATATCTTAATAAATATGAAGAAAGATTTAAAATTAACTTTGATAAGTTAATGAAAGAATTAGGAGTTAAAAATGGAATAATTACTAATATAGCTAAACTTAAAAAGATACTTGTTGATGAAGCTACTACTAGAGGTTGGACTTTTAATGAAGCTTCTTCTTTTGAATTAGATACACTTGGTCTTAATTTTGAGATACCATTATGGATGTCTGTTTCTTCTAGTAAAATAGAAAATTTATTGTCTGCTATTGTAGATAATAGAATTAGAAAAAGAAAAAGATTTGGACGTTCTTATATATTAGCTTCTGAAGCTGGTATTAGAACATTTGATAAAGCTATTGATAATGATAATTCTGGTATAACTTTTACTAGTGATTTTACAGGAGAACTTAGAAATAGTTTTAATAAAGATGGTGAAATGACTTCTGCTGAGATACTAGTACCTTTTAGATTTTATGATAATGAAGGTAATCTTCTTAGTATAAAAGATTTTATGATTGATAACCAACTTGATTTAACTAAATTACCTGCTAATTTATTAGAAGGCTTTGGTTATCGTATCCCTACATCTGGTATTAACTTAATGTCTAATATTAAAGTAGTTGGTTTCCTTCCTGAATCATATGGTGATACTATTATAGCTCCTGCTGATTTTACTAAGCAAATGGGTTCTGACTTTGATGTTGATAAATTTTATAGTAGTTTATATGCTACATATTATAATAAAGAAACTAAAAGTTTAGAGAAACTAACACGTACTCATAATGATAATAGAAATCAGATTATTGATAATGTATTTAAACTTAGAAATGATTTAAAACGTTTAACTAATTACAAAGGCGCTAAAAAAGACTTATTAATAGAAGAAACTAAAGCTAAAATTAAATTAGAAGAAGCTAAACCTTGGTATAAACTTAAAAATTTAGATATACTTGTAATAGATAATGAATTAACTGATATTCAAAGAGCAGTATTAAATAACCCTTCTAATGTAATACAACGTGCAAGAACTAAACCTTTAATGTTTGGTAGATTAGAAGAAATGGTTACTAAATTTCATGACGCTACAACTGATTTATATTATACCTTCTTAGATAGAAGTATTCAAGATAAGAATTATCTTAATGGACAATTAGGTAAAACAGCTGTTGGTAACTTTTCTCTTGATATGATATTAAATTCATTAGGACAATATGTTACTACTCCGTTATTCTTTCAAAATGTTTATACTGATAAAGATGGTAGAAAGAAAGTAGTAGAAGCTAAAATTAAAGCTTTTGGTTTTAGTAATAATAATATTAATGACCCATTTTTAAATGATGGTAGTGGTAGATATAAATCTGATGTATTAGAGGGTTTAATGGCTGCGGCTTTAGATAACGGTAAAGAACAAATTTTAGGTAAATTAGGTATATCAGATAATACTTTTGATTTTATACGTGCAATGGTTGCTACAGGTTATAATGAAGAAGTTATTATGGGTATTCTTGCACAACCTATTATTAAAATGTATTTAAGTCCTACTACAGGCTTTAATACTATAATGAAAATGAAAGGTGCTTTATCTAAAATTAAAGGTGCTGATAGAAATTTAGCTGATTTTAGTTTAGCTTCTCTTTCAGAAGATTTAGAAAAATTTAATGAATTATATAGTAATCTTAAAGAAGTAGATAAATTAGTTGCTACTAGTTTTAAAGAGAATACTATACCTGATACTGCTTTAGCTTTACAGTTTTATTCTTTAGGTTTATTTATTAGTATGGAAAAAAGAGGTAGAGCCTTAAGTCAAATACGTAGTGCTTTAAATGTTGATAGTGCTGGTGTAGGTAAAAATACTATATATAGTGCTGGTAAATTAGAACAAGCTGATGCTGCTAAAAATAATTTAACTATTAATAACCCTACTGCTTATTTTGTTAATACTAAATATAATTCAGATACTCAAGAATATGAAAAAATATCTTCTTCTATAGGTAATTCTGCTTTATTTTACGGTGCTAATACTAATTATCAATTATGGAACAGATACTTTCCATTTGATAATGAAGTAGTTAATAGAGTAATTAAAACTATTGCAGATAGAACAGGTAAAGATATATTTAGACTTAATAGCTATAGTGATTATGCTACTTTAATTCTTAAAGATTTTAAATCTTATTTAAGTGCTAAAACTGTACCTACTATTACCCCTGCTTTTATGAAAGGAATGCAAACTAATGAAATATATAAATATATAGTTCATAGTACCCCTACTCATCAAAGTCTTGGTGAATTTATACTTGAACTTAGAAATCTTAAAGATGAACAAGGTAATGTTAAATATATTAATAGATTCTTAAATGATTTAAATATTAAACCTGTAGACAAGACTACTACAAGTGAAAATAACCCTGCTATTGTAGATATTAATTATGCTACTATTAACCGTGTTGATAATAGTGAAAATAAAGTAGTTAATGCTATGATTGATATGTTAAATAAACCTGTAAGTTTAGGATTATGGAATGGTAATATTATTGATAGTCGTCAATTAATGAATTTACTTACTACTTATCAACTTATTAGTAAAGGTATTCCAGCACCTAATAAATTTATAGAATTTATCCCTAATAATGATTTAAAACGTATGGGTTATTACCATCAAATGGATAATACTTATAGTGATTTTGTTAATGATAATCTTAATAGTTCAACTAAATTAACTGAAACACAATTTCTAGTACAACACTTACAACATAATATGGAAGACTATTATAATGTAGGACAAGAACGTGCTTATACAGGTTATTTTGAGAATGGACAATTTAATAATGCTGATTTAGCTAAATTACCTCCTTATATTGTATTTAAAGATGAAAAAGGTTATCATACTCAATATAAAACTAAACAAGGTTTTGTACGTTTAAACCCATTAGGTTGGGGTAGTAATACAGAATATAACCATGATATAATTAATCCTACTAGTATTAACCATAATAATAATAAATCTATGGTTAATGTATTTGAATTTACTAAAGCTAGTGCTGAAGTTACAGAAAATGTAATAACTACCTTTATACCTACTACTACTCTTATAGATAGTTCTTTAGGTACAGCTGTAGAAATTCTTATACCTTTTGAAAATGAAAACGGAGAAACTATGAATGGTAGTTATAAAGCTTATCCTCTTATAATGACTGCAAATGGTAGTAGTGATAGTTTTTATTTAGTTAAAAATGGTGCTACTTATAATACTATATACCATCCTATTACGGGAGTAGTTATACCTATTAATGGATTATCTGCATTTACATCTAAACAAGAACGTGATAGTAAAATTATGGTTGCATTATCTGTAGTACCTGCAAATGTTATTGAGGCTTTAGGTTTATCTGAACAATTAGAATCTTTTAATATTGAAAGTATAGAAAGTAATATTGAAACATTTATGACTCCTAGTAGAGATAAACAAAAAGATGTATTCCCTTCTGATATTAATGATACTACTAGAAACTTTGCAGATGAATTAGGATTATCTGATACTAGTTTAAATTTAGAAGATAAATATTCTTTAATTTTTGATAGAATTAGAAATACAGTTGGAGAAAGTACTCCTTTAGGTTATTTTCTTGCTAAAGCTAAAGAAATTGTACCTGCATTAGGTAATACACCTATTGTAATGGATACTACTTTAAAAGCTAAAGGTGTCTATAAATCAAATGGAGCATCTAGTTATATAGTTATAAATCCTAATAAATTTACAACTATAGAAGAAATGGCTAATGTAATTGCTCATGAAGCTATACATGGTTTGTTTAAAAAACAAATACAAGTTAAAAACCCTATTACTAAACAATTAGAAAAACTAAGAAAAGAAGTAGAAGATTTATTAATTGTAGAATATGGTCAACAAGCTGTAACTGATATGCAAAATAAAATAGCTTCTGGTGCTCCTCTTGTTAGAGGTATTGAAGCTGATTTATTATATGGTGTATATAATCTTGATGAATTTATTACCAATGCTCTTACTAATCCTGCTTTTCAACAATACTTAAATAGTAAAGATATTAAACTTGCTGATAAAAGTTTATGGCAAAAATTAATGGAATTACTAAGTGGTTTATTAACTGCTATAGGTGTAAAAAAAGATAGTAAATTTGCTGATGCATTAGGTGGGATATTTGCTCTTACAGATGATATTAAGAAGAATCATTTGAAAGCTTTTCCTAAAGCAAAATGGGCTAGAAGTATAGACTTTATTAATGAAAAGTTTAATTTAATTGATGACACGAATAAACTCTCTCCTAAGGGCAATCCTGACGAAATAGCTAATTTTATTAATGATAATTTTGTTAATGCTACTGCTATAGTTATAGATAGTAAATATATTCAAGTTACTCCTACAACTATTACTAATACCGAAGATTTTGCTCCTTTAGTTCAAGATGATGGCTGGGATTTTTCATTCTTAAATTTAGAACAACAAGAACGTGAAATTAATAATGAAATTAGAGCTAATTATTATCAATACGGTGCTATGCTTCGTGCTAGGGTTATTGAAGGAGAAAAAGCTGTACAACGTACTAAAGCCTCTGGTGATATTGCTGCAATAGAACAAGCTAATGAAAATCTTCTTGCTGATAAAGTAAACCTTATGAATATTCCTAAATTAAAAAGTTTACGAGATTTAGAATTGAAAGCTAATGAAGATTTAGCTAAAGTTAATAAAGTACTTAGTGAGCCTATGAATTCTGAAGATATTATATATGCTAGAAATGTATTAAATTTTTGGGCTAATGTTAGGGAATATACTTTTACTCCTAAACATACAGAATCTGAAAGTCTTATGCGTACATTTGGTAATATAGAAGATGATGCTCAAACAGCTACAAAGAAACTTGCCCTTATAGAGAAAACGTATTTAGAGTCTTTCATTAAAGATACTTTAGGTCGTGAACTTACATTAGAAGATATATTTAGTGATTATAAAGATGTAAGTGCTGTAAAAGCTCATACTAGAGATATATCTACTTATGATAATGCTTTACTTACTGCTATTTGGAAAAAAGTACAAATTGCTAATATTCAAGCTGAAGAAGAGGCTTCTACTATGTTAGCTACTTTAGATGATTTAATAGTTAAAGTTATGCCTAAACTTACTAGTATTAATTCTAAGACTCCTTTTGAAATATTTAGACAATTAAGTAAAAATGGTAAAAAGACTAATCATTTAATAAGTCCTTATAGTTCTAAATTTTTTAGTGATAGGTCTGGCAATTTACATTATGCTAAAGAAAATGGTAATGCTGATTCTGTAAATAAATATGCTAAATGGGTTAAAGCTAATACTAGTGTTATTAATTTAGAATCATTATTTCCTCAAGATGGTATTATTACTTCTGAAATTGAAGCTAATAGAGAAGAATTAAGAAATAGAATTGGTGATTTTAGATATAATTTATGGTTTAATGGACAAAATCGTAAGGTTAATTCTTATCTTAAACGTAAAGAAACTATGGAGGCTCTTATTAAAGAGCAAAATGGCTTAGAATTATTTGATGATATTAATACTAATGAAAATGCTTTTAAAGCCCTTAAAGGTTGGGATATAAAACATAGTCCTTATGAATTTAGTAAAATTATTAATCAAGCTACTTATGAATATTATAGTGGTTTAGATGGTATCGATGGTTTTCAACATTATGAAGTATTACCTAGTAAACCTGACCATCTTAATTCAGATTTTGAAGCTATAGCTAATGATTCTGATTTAATGGAATTTTATACTGAATTTTCTGAATTATATGAAAATCTTAAAAAATATGTTCCTACTTCTCAATTAGCTAACTTAATTTATGGAGGGTTACCAGTATTAGAGCAATCTATATATGATGCTTATAGTGTTAATGGTTTAAAAGCTGGATTTAAAGGTATTAAATCTGCTTTAGTTAAAGCCAATACATCATCTTATTCTAATAAGAATAAACAGGAATTAGATTTAGTTACCGGAGAGAATGCTAAACATATGTATGTTGCTGGTATAACTTCTGATAGTAATTTTATTAAAGATTATATTAAATCTGAATCTATTAAATATGAAGTTGAAACTGGTAAACCTGTAACTGATAAACAAGAAGCAGAATTTAAGGAACAAGCTATTCATCTTGCTGCTCAAAGAAGAGATTTTGATTTAGGTAAAATGATGAAATTATTTGGTACTATTGTTATATCTCATAAACAAATAGCATCTATAGAAGATTTAATTAAAATAGGTCAATATACTCTTAATTCTTATAAAGAAGTAGAACGTAATCCTGATGGAACACCTGCTGTTACAGTATTAAATGGAGTATCTACTTTACCTAGTACTACAGCTTTTACTAATACTAAAAAAGCTTTAGCTTATTTTGTAGATAGCCAAGTATATGGTAATATGAAAGATGAAGAAGGAGTTACTAATATTAAATTAAAAACTGCTGAAGATTCTGAAATAGCTAAAACTTATCAAGATACATTAAATGAATTAGAAACTAAAAAAGCTAATGGTGAAATTACACTTGAATTTTATGATGCTCTTAAATCTACTATAGATTCTAGTATTAAAAATTTAGGTAGTAATGTTGTTGCTTCTAAAGTAGGAGATTCTTGGCTTAAATATGTTCAACTTAAATTAATGGGTTGGAATATTTTAGGGGGTATTAGTAATAGTGCTTTTGGATTTATATCTAATATGATTGAAGCTGCTGGAGAAGGTAGTTTTACTTTAGAAGATATGAATAATGCTTATGCTATGACTGCTAGTAGTGTTGCTAAAAACCTTTCATTTAATAAATGGGAAGCTGGAGAATCTGGTAAGATTAGAAATGGTATGGATAAAATGAATGTATTAAAAGAAGCTTCTCACGAATTATACACTAGTAAAGATATAAATACTATTAGTGGTAAGTTTAAATTTGCTTCTCCATATAATATGAATCAACGTACTGAGTATTTAAATCAGGCTCCTATTATGATTATAATGGCTAAGAAAACTATGGTTAATACACCAGCAGGTAAAATTAGTATTTGGGAAGGTATGAATAAAGATTGGGAATGGGATACTGAAAAGTATGGTGCAGAACCTACTAAAGCTATTATTGATATGCGTATTGCTATAACTAAACAAATACAAAGACTTCATGGTAATTATGACCCAGCTTCGCCTTTAATGATTAAACAAAAATTTGCAGGTAGAGCAGTAAGTCAATTTAGAACTTGGTTATATGAATCTGTAGCTGTTAGATTTGAAAATGAAAGATATGAAGATGCTTTAGGTATTACTGTTAAAGGTAGATACAGAACATTAGGAGGTATTTTATTTGAAAATGAAAATAGATTAGGATTAAAACAAGGTAGTATTGAATTTGGTAAAGCCTTATTAAATTCTTTTACATTTGGTAAAGCTAAACTTAAATCATTTCAAAATACTAATTTATCTGATATAGATGCTCAAAATATGAGAAAAATATCAATGGAATTAGTATTATTATTAGATGTATATATTTTAATAATGTTACTTAAAGCTGGATTATCTGATGATGATGATGAAGCTAAAGCAATGTATAATGTATTATTAAATCAAGGTACTAGATTAAAATCTGATTTATTATTATATACTAATCCTGCTGAAGCTAGAAATATTATTAAAGATATTATACCTGCTGTATCTTTATTTGATGATATAGCTGGATTTATGAAAGCTGTGACTAATCTTGAAGAGGATGAAATTAAAACAGGTGTACATAAAGGTAATAGTAGAATTGGAACTAGTACTATGAAATTAATTCCAGGTGCATCTAAAGGATATAGTACTTATAACTCTATGTCACAAGTATTTGATAAAAGTATTAATCTAAAGGAAGATGAAGAGAAGTAATTTACTGATGTTGCTAATATAGCAAATTTTTTATAGACTAAATTTTGAGCAAGTAAAAGGGGGCGTAATTGCCCCCTTTCTTATGCCTCTGGGTATCGAAATTATTGACGGTACGACGTTAAAACTTTGTTTCCTAGCTCTCCTATTATAGTTTCTTTTGATGTTTTAGATTCATCGAGAAGGCTTAATATGGACTGGTCAGGAAAGGCTTTATACTTCTTTTTTAACTTATAAATATCTATAACTTGATATTTATTTCCTTGTATAGGAAGTACTGGAATAGCTTCAGCTTTAGTACTATTAGGACTTTTGCTTATTTTAGCATAAAATTTACCATTATATACATTATAATTACTATGAAAATTAGAGTTTATATATACTTTTATTCTTTCATTAATAAAAGTTTTTAGATAATTTTCTAGATTATGTTTAGTTGTATATAAACTATTTCTTTCTGACTCTAATTTACTAGCATTTTCTTCTAACCTGTTTAAATCTTGAACAGTTTTATTTAATCTACTACCTAAAATAATAGTATTTTTACGATACTGCTTTATTACAGTATTATCATTAGTTATTTTAATTAATAAAAATACTAAAATAATAAGTAATACGATGATTATATTTGTTGCCATGTTACTTAGGTATTAGGGTTTAATATATTAGTAATATCATCAGGAGACAAATCAGTACTAATAATAGAATTATCTAATTGTTTTAATTCATATAATAATGTCGCCACCAGATTTTGATGTTCTTGTTTAAAACTTGTTATATTATATGCTATAACTTCTTCTTTAGTAGGCTTGATTTGTCCGTTTAGGTAAACTAATACTTTATTATCTTTACTTTTTAATCTAATAGATTCTAAAGTTTCAAAAGTAGCTATATTATCAGCAGCCCGTGTAATTATAACAAAAGGAATAGTATCAATAGGAAGTATTCCCTCTTCTTTTAATATAATATTTAATACCGCTTTAGTTACTTTAATAATAGCGATATTTTTGTGTTGAATTAACAACTTTTCTTTTTTATAATCAAAAACTAATCTATTCAATTTAAGAATGTCTGTAGATTGAATTATAATAATACCAATTAATACGACAATAACTAACGAGATAATAATACTTAATGCATTCATAATGTTTAAATTTATTTAATTAATAATGAGTTAATTTGTTTAACGAAGCTTTCTTTTATAGCTTCTGTTGGTGGAATAATAGTTTTACCATTGAAACGCACATATTGTGTTTCATTAATAGGAATTAAATTTGAAATAGGATTATTACAATTAATTGTATGTGTTTGAGTGTTTTCTATTATATGATTATTCATATACGTATTAACCACGTCGAGAATCTTCTCTACGGGCAAGTTATGAATAACTGAAAAATATTGGAAACACATATATCCTAATAAAGCTACATTAGCGATACTTTCTTCTGTAGTTTCATTAACAGCAAAAGGTATAGATAATATAGGATATTTAATACTGTTATCTTTTTTATCACCTAAGCTTTCAAATATATTATAACCTACATTTTTAAAATCTACTTCCGCTTTAGAAGTAGATATTTGTGCTATTGTAACAGCGAGTTGTGTTAAATCAACTTCTGTTAATACTTGTTTAAGTGGGATACCATTTTCAGTTACATATAACTTTAAGAAATTGTGTATAGCAGTTATCATTATACTAGTATTAAATCATTATAAACTTGATTTCTAATAACTTGTTGTCCAGTCATTAAAGTAGATTTAAACTTTATATCAGAATCAGTATAAGATTTTACATTTTGTAAATAACCTGTAATAGCATTATACACACCCCAACCTGTACCTACAAAATCTTTTTGACCAAGACCATTATAATAATAGTCAAGATTAGTTTCAAGGATATTCTTGCCCTTAGATGAGAGATTATTCGTGTCTATCTTATAGGCATTAGCCATAATATCTATAACTTCTCCTTCTGTAATATTAATATCAAGGAGACGTTCAAAATACTCCATGTGTTTAATATCTCCTTTACTTATAAGTCCTAATGTAGTTTTCGCCGCTATAAGTTTCTCGTGTGCAGATTGAGTATGTCTTATAGATACCTTATTAACACTACCTTGTAATGCTAATGTTAAGGTATTATTACATACTACTCTAATAGGTGTATAAGCAACTGTAATAGCTGAACTACCATCATGTGATAAACTGAATAGTAAATACTTATCAATTTGGTCATTATGTATAGTCATACTTTCAGTTACTTTTGCTGTAACAAATACTATTTCTCCATTACCTAAACAACCAGCTGTTTCATATTGTGCGATACCGTCTTGTGCAATATCATCAAAGAAATTAAAGGCTTCTATGTTTTGTACCGGTGTATATTTACTACCTACAATTCCTAAAGGATAATCATTATCTTTACGAACAATAGCAAATTTATCACGTAGTGCAAACATTTTAGTATAGTTAGGCACTAATTTACCTCCAGCTTTAGTAAAGGTTCTTTGTATAGTAGCACATTGTTTTGCATCTTCAAAACTTATGTCAAGACTAGGAGAATAAAGTTTTCTTTTTTCTACTTCAAAATCTAATCCCCCTAACTTTATAGCTTCTTTTGCATATAAGGTTTCTACTATATGTCCAAGACCGTGCCAAGGAACTTCTTTTTTACTGACAAAACTTGCTTGTCCATTTGCTTTAATATTTAGGTTATGAGCCATTGTTTTTGTTTTTAGTTATTATATTATCTAATTGATATAAAGCGTGCTCCGTTTTACTTATATTCATATCATTAGCTACTGTTTTTCTATCAGCTTCTAAATGATTATGTGAATACATACGTTTAAAAACCATAAATTGTGCATCAGTAATTTGTAATAGTTTTTCTAATACTAAATCTCTTGTAAATTTTTCTACTTCTTTATTCATTACAAAGAGATTTAAGTCTTTCCATTACATCCTCTGGTGTATGACCATCAAATTCATATTTAGCTTTAGGACAATCAGGTATTTTAAATAAATCCCAATCTTCTAGTTTATAATGATTACTAATTTGACCTGTAGGTAGTACTGCAACTACAATAAACCAACCACCACCAAAACATAATTCCCCATCATTATGACGTATAGATTTATGAACATCATATAAAGGTTTAGCAAAGCTACTTATTTCTTTTCTCCATTCTTTTGCCCAGTCATTAAATAAAGCAGCATTATATAATTTTCTAAATTCATATAAATCATCAAATGTATGCCAACCATCTGATATATTATTTTCCTTTATAAGATTATTAGTTTTACAATGACTAATACATTCATTGATTTGTTCTTCTATTATATTAGAAGGTTGTTCTAAATTAATTGCTATTGTTTTCATTAAATTTGTATTTAATATTAATAATATTTTATTGTAATTTACTTATTAACCAATTAGCTAAATTATCTTGTATTTTAGCAGCTTCTTTCTCTGGTAAATTATGAGCATCTTTACCAGTTAAATTTCCCCATCCTCTTATAGTAATAAAAGGGTTACCATTCATATTAATAGTAACAATTTCTTTAACATATTCTAGTGTAAAAGGTTGTTTATACACTAAAGGTTTATGTTCTTCACTGTTAATAGATACTATTATTTTATTTACTTGTTCTTCAGTAAGATTAGGTATAATCATAAAAGCAAAATTAGCTTTATCATCATAAATATATCCACATCCTCCATCGTCTGAAAAAGGTAAAGTATAAAATTCTAAAGTACTATTCATTAGTATTTAATTTTTTAAGTTCTATTTTCCAATATGTAATAGCAGTTGCTATACTATCACAATATTCTCTAAACTCTTCTAAGGTTAAAGAAGCTTCTATCTTATCGATAGAAGCCTCTAATTGACCTATTGTTTGTAGGATTTGCTGTTTATTCATATTACTATTTATTCCAAGTAAGAATTTTAACTATAGCCATTTGTGCTTGAACCATAGTTGTAACAGCTAATGTTCTTAAAACATTTCTATTCCAAGATGATAATAATGCACCATTTTCTGTTTTAACCTTATGGTCATAAGCTACAATATCAATTAAATCAGCAGATAATCTTTTAGCTTTATCAACTAAAGGAGAGAAAGAAGGATTAAAGGTAATACCTACTAATTCTTCTCCTAAAGTTAAAGGTCTATTTTTATTATCAGTAATCAATGCTGTTTTATAAGCATCAACAATACCTTTAAAGATATAATCTTTAATTTGTTGAGATTTAGGGAGATTTTCATAAGCAGTAAAACAAGGATGTTCTTTTTTCTCAGGGTCTTTTATTTCCCCATACTTCCAACCTTCTTCTTCTTTTTGTTTAAGCCAAGATTTATGACTATCAGCAGGTGTAGTATATTCATTCAAAGAATGAAATCTAACACCTTCAATAGCACTATCTTTTTGCCATTGAGGAGCGTCTTCCCAACTAGGTTGAGAATTATCTCCAATAGTTTCACAATAAGCTTTATTAGCTTCATGACAAATTTTAGCTACATCTTCATAAGAGTAGCCTGCGTTAACTTGATTCATAGGTATTTATTTAAAATTAATATTAATTAATGTGTAATTCTATCTAATTCAGCTAATATTAAAGCACTAGCTTTAATAAGTTTTCTACGTTGAGGTGTTTGTTCTCTTTTATCTTCTTTCCAAGGATAAATACTTTGATTATGATTACGTGTAAACCTAAAAATAGGGTCAATTTTAAAGTGAATAAATAAAGGTTGAGTATTAAGATATGTTTCTAAATATCCAGCAGCTGCTCCCGCAAGTTCTCCAAGATTATTGTGTATTTTATCTTTATGTACATCATATCCTTCTTCTTTAACTTGTCTTATTCTTTCTAAATAAACTTCATAAGCTTTAGAAGCTTTAAACATATTAAGTTCTTTTTCTAATACTTTAATTCTGTAATCAGCAACTAATATAAAACCTAGAATTCCTATTATAAGAGGTACTAGTACCCATATTGAAATTTGTATCATAATTAAATAATTTTTTCTTTAATTAATATTTCTCTTACTGCTTCAATCAAATCTTCAATACTACCATCATTATTAAAAACATAATCAAATGTAGTAGTATCTAAAGCTGTTTCAGATTTATGTAATGTTTCTATTTCAGCTTTAATACCTTTAGAATTAGGTCTAATAACTCTAATACTAATTCCTCCTTTATCCTTAATAGCTTTAAGTTCATTAGGAAACCTAGTATCTGTAATAACCCAATTAGGGTAAGAGGCTTGTATTTCTTTAAACATTTGATCTTTTAACGCTAAATATATAACACTATCTACTTCTTTTAAATGATTAAAATCTTTTACACCTTTAGTAAAAAACCAATTTTCTTTAAAATTATCAGTATCTGCTATTCCTTTATACTTACTCATTAAAGCATTAACCCAAATATTATCAAGTAATTGATTTCTAAATAATTCAGTACCTATAAGTTGAAGTAATAATCTAGGAGTATAAACCGTCTTATAAGCAGTTTGCCAATTAACTATACGTTCCTTTTCATATTTTTCTTTAGTACATTGAACACTATCCATCATTTTATGTGACGGATTATCATCAGAATGAGACCAAAAGCCATTAGCATAAGCATATTTAGTCCATTCTTCGGGAAGTTCTTTTTCCTTAAACTCTCTATCTTCTAATTGTTCTCTAGTACAACCAAGAAGTATACATACAATATCTTTAAGAGAATCCGCCCATTTCTTTATTTCAAATTTAGGACTTAATACTTCTCTTTTAAGAAAAGCCTTTACACCTTCATTAGTTAATTGAGGACTACCTGTAAGTATTTGTATAATTTTACCTACTGTATCTTTACCACTTCCTATTTTACCTGATATACTAATTATCATATTATACTAGTTTTAACCAAAGATGTCTAAATAAACCTTTTGAATACCCTGTATAAGCCTCTTTTTTAGTATTAGTATATCTAAAAGTTACATTAATACCCATAACTTGTTGCACATCATCTAACCAATTAAAAAATTCATTATATGTAGAAGGGTATAAATCAAAATAATAATTTACACACATTAAACCTTCTATAATATCATCATCTCCTATATCTTCCGGTTTTAAATGATAAGCTTTATTAACCTCTTTAGCATTATAATCTCTTAATGCTACATTAAATCTTTCTTCCATATTAGCTGGAAATTTTACTACTAGTCCCATAGTTTTTATTTTTTGCGTTTCTTTTTCTTTTGTATTAAATGGGTATTCTTTTTACGTACTTTACCTTTAGAAGTAGGATTATAATTTAAAGTCTGTTTTGCTTCATTATATTCTTCAATTCGCTCAGTATCTTTACCTTTAAATTCTTTTCTTCTGCCTATCCAAAGTTCTTGTTCAGCTTTGCTATGTAAACTATCTTTAATTGCTTTATCAAATATATCTCTAGCTTCTGGTGTCATACTTTGATATATTCGATCTATATAATCTTGAGTAAAGTCATGTGGTTTAGAATTAAGTATTTCTTTAATAACAGCTTTAAGTTTTTCTGCTGATATTTTACCATAAGAGTTTTTTATTAAATCATCTTTCTCTTCCATAAGGTTTAATATTATAAGAGTATCCAATTAAGGATACTTTTAATTTTTATTTATTAATCCAATAATTCTCTATACTGAATAAACCCTTTAAAGTTACGACACCATCCACCTAAAGCTTTTACCCTTTCTCTACTTAAATCAGAAATAGTTCTTCTATCATGAATACGACCTTTTAAATATTCATCATATTCTCTATTTGTCATAACCCTAGCAACATGTTCAAAAGGAGACCAATGACCAGATTTAGATAATACTTCATAAAGTTCTAAATCTTTCTCATAATTAATTTCAGGATTATCTCCTAAAGTTTGGTACGAAAGACGGGCACAACGAGCAGTAGAAATTTTACATTGTAAAGTTTCTCTAGTATCAGTTCTACCATAATCAGTATTAATTAGCCAATTATCTAAAGTTTGACTACTCATATTATCTCCATAAGGAATATGCCATTCACCTTCTTGTAATACTTTAGGTTCAGATTCTTGAATAGCATCATATATAGCTTCAGCAAGAAACATCATATGAATATCAGCTTGTCCCGTATTAAGATTTAACCATTGTAGTGTAGATAAGTCTCCTAATGATGTACAACCTTCAGGATATTCAATAGGATTATCAGTACCAAAATAAGCAATAATATCTTTTTTACTTTTAAATACATATTCTTTTTCTTCATCGTGAAATGTATATTTAGGACATCTAAGATTAAAAAAGTTTTCCCATTCAGTAGAACTAATAAGTACTTTATGATACATAAAAGGTTCAAGAAGTCTATTAGCTAATTGTTTAGTAATACCAAGAGAAGCTAAAAGTATAGCACATTTAACAGCTTTATCTCTTGTATATAACCACCATTCTTCTAATGTTTTTCTTGTATCTTTATGTTTATCTGTTATTTCAGTTAATAAACTTAAAATTTGTTTATCTTCTTTATTATTAAATTCTAAATCAGATTGATATTTAAAAGTATCAGAAAGAATAGTTAAAAATTCAGGTAAAGAATAATCTGTATTTTTATCAAAATATTCAGTACCTTGCATACCTAAATGATCTTTTTGAAAAGCATAAGGAATAAAAGGATTTTTTAATACTTCTTTTAACATTTTTCTAAATGGTATTGCTCTACTACTTGCACTATTTTTACTAAATAGTCTATGAGTATTTAATTCCGCAAGAATATATCTAGGAAATACTATTTCTAGAGTAGTTAATCTATCTCCAGTTGGGCCAATACTATCGGCAATAATTTCTGCTTGTATCATATTATTTACTTTATAATTTTATATACATTTTGCTATCATATACCTCATATAAATGAATAATTTTTCTTTGTTCATTTTTATTTTTAGGTATTTTATTCCAATCTTCAATAATTCTTTCCCATATTTTAGTATAGGTTAAATTATCAGCTAATCCATGTTTTCTACTATAACTAATTAAATCTATATAAGTCATAGTTTCTTCATGTTTACCATGTTTACTCAAAAGTACGGCAGTTATAGCTGTAGGCTTATCTGCTGAAATAAATTGTTTTTTTAATCGTGAATTTAATTTATTCATAATTACAAATATTTAAGTTATTACCCATTCATGATTAATATCAGGTATAAATGTAAGACTAGAAGTCCATTCATATCCTACACTTTCTAGTATAAATTGGTCAGGTACATTTACATGTACTTCCTGTACTTCTCTAACTAACCAACCATTAGGTACTTTAGTTCTATGTAAGCTACCAGCTCTATCATGTGGTATTTCTTCCCAAACTAACATTACTTTTTCTTTCTAGCAAATCTAACTACAATACCTTCTCTACTATATTTAATAGGAGGTATTACATTAGCTTTTAGTTTATCTTCTAATTGCTCTTCTCCAAGTATTGGTAAACTCCAATATTCTTCTTTCAAACTTCTAATACCTAATGTTTTAACTTCAGCAGGTAATTCAGTTTTAATATATTTTTCTCTTTCTTTAACCATTTCTTTAAGTTGAGCAGTTAATTCATAAAGTCTATTAAGATATAAATCTCCACATTCTTTATAATCCATAGTAGTAGCACCTCCTATAGCTTCTATTGATATAGTAGCACCATAAGCTTGATATTTTTCTCCTCCTAAAGTATTAATGATTTTATCTCTAAACCACGCTTTAGCTTCTTTATTAGTTCTAGCAACATCACTTCCTAAAAAATACTCATGCAAATGTTGCATTTTCTTAATCATTAATAATGTTTTAATAGGGTCAGCATTACCTTCCTTTAAAGCATTAAAAATTTGATTACCAAATTCACTACCTTCTATATTAAGAAAATTACTAACTGTACCTACTACAGTTTCTTCTTCCATATATACTAAACCTTGTTCTTCTGCATTAGCTTCATAGGTTGATAATAATTCAGCAGGGATAGCTTCTTCGTTATCCGGATTCCATTCTTGATTTTCTGTGTTCATTGTTTATATAATTAAATTAATTTATGTTAAAAAGGTAAATCATTAGTATCATGTTTACTAATATCAATACCAAGTTTTTCTAATATAACATCAAAAGCTTCTCTAGCTTCATTATTATAACAATACTTATTTCTAAAATCAACTAACATTTCTGTTATACCCATTTTAGATATTAAGAATTTTTTAATACCTTGTAAAGCTTTAGTAAAATAAGATTGTGATTTTAAATGTTCTTTAATATCTGAATTTTTAATCACAATTTCTTCTCCTTGTTCAGTAGCAACAAATTCTAATTTACCAGCTATAACTTTAGGTTTAATAGCTACATACTTACTACTAGGTATAATTTGTACATATTTCATATCATCTAATTCTTGGTCTTTAAAACTAAACTTCTGTTCAGCTTCATTTATTTTAGATGTATGCCAACTAGTATTAAATGAATTAGGAACTCTCCTATCTCTATCTAATTTTAATACACTAGGTCTAAGATTATAAGACTTCTTAAAATTTGGTACATTACATACAAATAATCTACCTACATAAAGATTACCTACAGCTTTATCTACTATATCCCCATGAGGTTCAGCAGTATATAATATATCTTTCTTTTTAATAAGATTATTATTAAATTCACTAAATTCAACAGTAGGTAATTCCATACTAATAGAAAAACCGTTAATAATACTTCCTCTATCTTTTACTACTAATGCTAATGTTTTACCTATATGATTCTGATTTACCCAATTAGCTGTAATTTCTTTTTTAGGAGTATGAATAGTAATTTTATAATCTAATCTAAGGAATACTAACATAGCCATTTTAAGACCTTCTCCATGTTGACCTATAGCTTCTGTATTATCACCTTTAACAGATTTACCTATTTGTAAAAATTCTAAATTTTCAGGTTTGTATTCATTACTTATTGTTACACAACTACAATGGTCAATTTTTGATATTCTTTGAGTAAATGTACCATAATCCATAAAATTCTGATAAATTTCTCTTAATGCTTCTTGTATTCCCCAATCTTTAAGGTATTCTTCTCCAATACCATAATGTATTATATTAGTCATATTGTTAATATTAATTGTTATACGTTCTTATACGTTTTCTTTTTTTATTACCTTTTATACCCCATAATGTACCCTTATACACATTAATACAAGCAATATAATAATAATTAGCACTTTCTATTTTAAATCGTTTACCAGCTTTATCTACACCAGTAATGCAATAACTTTCTATTCTTTGGTCATTAGCACTCATATTAAGGAATCTATTAATTAAATTGTAGTAAAATTTTGAATGGTTTAAGGTATTAAAAAATTTTGAATATAATAGAACATAACTAGAAAAAGTTTGTTAAATGTGGATGGACTGTGTAAGTATGTGAAGCTAAAATCAGGTCTTTGAAAAGCTTGCCCATAGGAAAGAATTAATTCGACTTTATCAACCTAAATCGAATACACTCTTCTCTACGGGCAAGTTTAACTTCTTTACTGTCATCGTCCTAATCAGCTATATCACTATTATTCTTTAGTTTTATAGCTATTACATTATAAGTTTGAATAGTACTTCTATTAGTAATAAAAGTTACATTAAAAAATGGTGCTTTACCCCTTATATGTTTTTTTATATCCATTTTAATTTCTAATGTATTAAGGTATTGATGTACATTACCTGATTTAAATACAAAAAATTCAAATATAGGTATTATAAGATAATACGGATGATGATATACAAGAATATGTTTAGTATGTCTAAATTTAATTAATTCTTTTCCTTGTAAATTATCTACTAATGGAACCATTTTAAGTTGTTCTCTAGTCATTTCATATACAACATCATCAGGAATACCAAATATACAAGTATTTTTAATATCATTTAATCTTCTTAATACTTTAGGAAATAATGCAGCATTAACCGTGTATAATAACTTATTTTGTATCATTTAAAAACATTTATCAATAGTATTATTTTCATAATCTCTAACAATATTATGAACTATATGAAAAGGAATATCTTTATCAGTATATTCATAGAAGGAACAAGTTAACATCTTATTTAAGAATAAGTGAGGAGTCATAACCATAAGTCGTTTATAATCTTCATCTTCTGTAGGAGTAACTTTGAATTCCATACCATTATTGGTAGTACAAATATATAATCCTAATTCAGGGTCATTATCTTGTGATGCTATACCTATGATTTGAAATTCTTCATCTATAAGACGTTTTAATTTAAGCATATTAACAGTACGTTTACCAAATTGATAGGGTGCACTTATTTTTCGAAGTATAATACCTTCATAACCTTCTTCTATGAATTGATCAGTTTTAACTTGTACGTGAGCATCATTAATCATTTTAAAAGTTTTTACAAATCTAACTGGTACAGTAGTTTTATAATTACCATCAAAATCAATACATTCACGTAATTTATGTTTTACCATTGCAAATCTTACAGCATTAGAATGTTCTGGTATAGCAACATCATAAACTTCATAAGTAATAGAAGGTGTATTAAGATTAGGTTTAATAACAGCAGAACGTATATATTGTAATTTTTCATTATGAATATATAATTCTCCATCATATACAATAGGTTTACCATTAATATCTTCAAATAAATCAAGACGTTCAGAAAACCAATTAATAATATGTTCTACTATATATTGTTCTCCTTCTTTAGATTTCATCTTAACTTCGCCATTTTCAAGATAAACATTACATCTTACTCCGTTTATTTTAGGTTGACCATAAATAGGAAAAGTAGCAACTATAGCACCTTTTTCTTTAGGTTCATGTGGATTTTTAAGATAATAATATTTTCTATCTTTCCATACTTTACCTGTAGGGTCAATCCAATCTTTTTTACTTCTAAAATAACCAGCAGCGAGCATAGGTTTAAGCATACCATCTAAATCTGTAGAATCAATAGGAAGATTAGTTCCTATTAATTCTACGATTTCGTTTTCATCTAACATTGCTAAATCCATTGGATTAATACCTAAATCTTCTAATGATTTATAACCGTATTTTCTTTGTGCAAGTATAATAGATTGCATCATAGATTCAGCTTGTTGTTCTTTAGTAGTTTGGTTAGATTTACCAATATTTTTTTCTTTAACACTTTTATGATGTAAAGTTTTAGCACCGTAGTATTCTCCAGTTTTAATTTCTAACTCTATATCATTATATCTAGTTAAGGCTTTAATACTCCATACTAAAACTTTTCCTTTTACATTCTTCTTATACAATGTTTCTTCAAGATTCATAAGCTTTTATATTTTTAAATTTAACTTCAACTACTGTTACATACTTAGTATGTAATAATCTATAAATAGAATTTACAGAATGAAAGGGTGTTCTACCAATATCTACTAAATTATATCTATTTAACTGTTCTTCTTTAGTTATAGTATAATCTCTAAATATAGTAATATCTCCACCATCAAATTTATGTCTTTTCTTTATTACTATATTACTTAGTAAATGATATATTTCAGTAAACTCAAATAAGTCACCTGAATATAAGGTCTTATGTTCTTTTACATCAGTAGGACTAAATGGGAAAGTAGAAAGCTTAAAAATAGTACTATCAAATAAGTTTTTTTTCTTAACTTCAAATGTTCTTTCTCTAACTGGTATAGCAATAAACATTTTAGTAGTCTTTTCTGTATGGTTAACGTATTGTTTAAGAATAACAAATTCTTGTTTTTTTTTAAATAACCAATTAATATAGTTATTTATCTTTTCTTTATGACTAGAAATAGGGACTAGAAAATCTTGTATCATTTTATATGTTTTAATGAGTTATAATTATACCAATCAAAGTAATCTAATACATCTTTAAATTTAGCTTCAATGGTATCTATAAGTTTTAATGTCTCTTTATGACCATTTATAGCTCTAAAATCAGTAAAGTCTTTAGCCCCATAATGAGGTTGATGGAAACGTCCTTTGGTTAACATTAAAGGTTGAATTCCATAAAGTTTTTTATATTTTTGAGCAAGTAATATTCCAGCTTTATCATAATCGAAATTAGTTAATAAAATATCTACTTTATTTTTAAGTTTAAATATTTCATCAGGTTTCATTAAATATGTTTCAGATGGAACGGCAATAGATGATATATCATAAGTATCATAACATATTACATCTTTATAGGATTTAGTTATTAATCCATATTTGGCAGGTTTAAAAAATTGTTCTCCATATATAAAAGCATAATTAGATGTAAATCTATTTACTTTTCTATAGGGATAATATATTTTCCATAAACCAACACCATTAAGTTTACCTCCATAGTAGGCATAGGCAGGGTCATTAGAGCGGTATCTATAAAGTTCATATAAATCTTGGTTTTCATTTTGTATATAAAGTTTTTTAACCATGTATACATTACCAATTCTTAACGAATCTTTATTAATACCATACATATCTGTCCAAAATTTAGTATCATAACTATTCATAGCACGAGGTTCAATTTTGAATATTTTTAATGTAGTTTGAGTTCTATAACTTTTATAAAATATCTCTAGTTTTTCTACTTCTTCTCCATCTTTATATTTATGTATTTTAAAGTCTGAAGCTATTTTATTAAGAAGTAATGCCATTCCTTGTGGAGTTGTAATTTTTATTCTAAGCATTTCAGATGCCGCATCAAAAGCATCACCTTGGAAACCGTTACTCCAATCTTTAAATCGTAATTTAGCATATCCAGTTGCATCTATAGTATAATAGTAATTACAGGTTGGTTTGATATCTACTCTAAAAGGTGATAAGCAGGAATTAGCTTCAAGTGTTTTAGGGCACACTTTTATCTTTAAATACCTTTCCATTAATTGCTCTTGACTAACACGGTCTAATATATATCTAATTGTAAGTTTATCTACAATACCGAGATTAGTTATTTTCATAGAGTCAAAGTAAAAAAAAATCCTATACAAATTAATGCATAGGATTTTATATATAA